TTACTTCGCTGGAGTAGCGGCTTTTGCGTCTGCTTTAGCTGGCTCTTTCTTAGCAGGTTCGCTTTTTGCAGGCTTCTTTTCGTCCTTCTTAACTTCAGCTTTAGCTGGTGCAGATGCTACAGGTGCTGCAGGTGCTGCAGGTGCTGCTGTTGCAGGCTTGGCTTCTTCTTTCTTAGCAGCTGGTGCCTGAGCGAATGCTACTGTTGCGAACAACGATGCGAATACGATTGCAAGTGATTTCATTTTAAAGTTTCCTTTAGGTTAAAGTAGTAACAATTTGTGACTACACATATATAACGTGCTAGCCGTATGATTAGTTGACAGCGCATTTAGCCAAAAGAAAGGGCACCTAAGTGCCCAATCTAATAGAGTTCTTAATCAACTCTAACTGCTACGAACAATCTTTAAAATCCTAAGCCTTGTGAAATGCCTGACAATCGTCTAATGCTTTCTAATTCTGTTCCTACGGCTGAATATACGTTCTGACTTGCCTTGGCTTCTTGTTTCATGCCTGACAATTCTTTAATACGAGCCAATTCTGCAATCTGCGGGTCGGCTTGTTGTGGAGCCATACGCTCTACAAATTTACGGGCTACTTGTTCTGCCTGTTCACCAAACTTCTTGCCTACCATTGTACACACGCCTTCTGGGCCTTTAGGAAATGTCTGCGATTCTTTGTCATAGAATGACTGAATAAATTCTGCTAATTCTTTAACATTCAATGACTGCTTGCTTCCTCGATCCATGTTATCATCACTTTGCATAACAGGTTCTTCTGCTGGCTCTTCTTCTGCTGCTTCGTCATCAACTCCGGGAATAGCTTCTTCCTCGCCTGCTGCTGGTTCTTCAGCTGGTGCTGCGGCATCGACTCCTGGAATACCTTCTTCGCCTGCTGCTGGTTCTTCAGCTGCTGGTTCTTCAGCTGCTGGTTCTGCATCGGCCATGTCACCAAATTCAATCTTGCCTACAATTTCTTCAGCATTTTGTTCTAACCATGCCTTGACCATTGGTCGTACATCTTCTTGTGGGTTTTGCCTAGCTGCGTCTTTGATTTCTTTGTATAGTTTTGGATCGTCAATGATACCCTTAAGGCTTTCAATGGCATTGGTTCCGTCAACACCAGCTGGGAATACATTTCCTACTAGTGTGTTCAATTGATCAATAGCCATTAACTGTTCTTCGTCGCTCTGGATAGGACTGGCTTCACCTAGATCCATGATCCAATTTTCAAAGTTTGCTAATTCATCGTTGTCTTCTGATATTTCTGCTTCGTCGTTGATTGTTTGCTCATTGGCAGTCATAGCGACTATGTCGTCGTAGTCTACCTTGCTGTTTTCTTGCATTAGTCTATAAATGATGGGGAAAACTGTTTTGATGTCTTCTTTGAAATTGCGAACGGTAAACTTGTTGGTGTAATCTTCGATTACGTCTTCGGGTATTTCTAATTGTTGCTGTGCCTGGAAAGATTCTTTGTAGGCCTCATAATGACTCTGCTTGCTTAATCTTGCAATTTGCTCGCGAAGACTTTCAAGAGCTGCTGTAGTACGCTCAACAATACTGTTGTTATCAGAATTCATTAGATCATTGCGTACCACATAGTTTTGAAAACCTTTGAGTTGGGCGATTTCTTCGCTCATCTTAATCAATGACTTGCCGACATCGTCGTAGGGTAGTCCTTGATTAGCCACGTGGCGTTGCATGGCACGGGCGCCTGCTAGGTGGATAAAAGGATATTTGAATCTTTCTCCATCTTGATTTTCCACAAACAGTGCAGAGATATTTCTAGATCTAGCACCTGGTTGTTGATCGTCAGTTAATGCCTGACTATGTTTGATTATTAGGCGTGTGTCCATTAGTTTCTGATAACTAACAGTCTTTGTGCCATACAATTGGCTTTCATTCATAATTGATTCTCCGACGGGTTTCAAGATAGTATCCTTAGCTGCTTTAGGCTTGTTAATTGTTGTAAGAAAGTTAAAGTCTCGTTGATCTAAATTGTCTTTGGCAATATCGCGAGTGTCAAATGCCATAAGTCTTCTTTTGGCAAACGCTCTTAATTCGCGAAGAAATTCATACCAATTCTTTTTTTGAGATCCTTCCATGCTTTCTGTAATGCCTGAACTGAAATAAACTTTCATGCTGTTGGCTTCAGCTAGGCTGATGGTAACATGTCCCATAGGAACTTCACCATCTTTGTAATCAAAATCGAAGAAACGAGCTTCTTCGGGGTTTATAGTAATCGTGCCGGTTTCCGTACCTAGTTTCAGTCCAGTGAAACGGCTACGCACTTTATAAAATAAATCGTTGGCTATACTGCTTCTTGCATCCATAGTTATATTTATCAGTATCCTGAACTTACGAAGATAGGCATTGGCATCTGATCTTCGGTTAATTTTTCGGTCATTCTTTCATAGATCTTAGGATCCCAGTCTGCTAGCAGCCCTGCCATGCGTATTATCAACAACATAGCACTTACTAGATCGTCGTGTTCGCCACTTTTTGCACCAAATCCTACACCGTGTGCAACGAATGTTTTAAGTTCTGAAATCAACGGTTTTGACTTGATCTGCATCTTTTTAGTTTCTAAAAGATTCTTTAGCTGACTGCAGGCAGTAATCTTAGATCTATGTGTGGTGTTAAATCCTTTACGGAATTTACGCACATGTCCTTTACGTATTGGTTCGCTTAGAAATAGTCCGGGAAAGTTTTCTTCACCAATGTCTCTAATTACAACCAATGCTGCTTCGCCTATGGTATTGTTTTCCACACTGTAATACAGTTGTATTTCGGCACCTTTTTCTGCTCCGCGATCTTGTATGTACTTGAGAATGTCTCTCATAACTTTAACCTGAGACTGAATAGGGGTCATATTATGTCGCCATTCGGCCGCCTGTATCATAGTAGGCATTTCAAACACTTGAATAGCTCCATAGTCGCCCCCTGTACCTAGGCTGGGATCTAGTGCAAGTAGGTAAGAACAGTTAGGGTCTATGTCTTTATACCATCGTGTTTGCCCCGTAGACATAATAGGTTCTTCACCTTTCATATCTGCAAGTTTAACCGCATTGATTAATGTTTCATCGAAGATTAAGAATTCACAATCAAACTCTCGACGGAAACGTTCGTTGCCAATCTTAGCACGTTCTACTTCGGCCCACTTCTCATCACGATCAGGATGTTCATTCCAGTGTGCAAAGAAACTGTGAAAGCCGTTGGCTCCTAGTTCTTGTTCATTGCCAAATTCATCAAACTTTTTATTGGCTTCTGTCCAGATAAGGGCAAATTGATCTTCGTCTGAGTTTGGAGTTGATGTAATAATACACTTACCACCTGTTGATAGTGTTGGACTTAACGCAGTCCAAAATTCTTTGGCTTTCTCTGGAGGTTGAACGAACGCAAACTCGTCACAATAAATTAGTGAAAGAGATTTACCACGTCCTGTGTTTTCTGTTGTAGTAGTTGCTTGTATACGAGCACCGTTGTCGTATTCAATTGTGTTTCTGTTATAGCTATGCACACCTGCTCGAATAAAGTCCGGCAGATTCTCATACCCAAATCTATAACGATTCATAATATCCTGCGCACCCTCATATTTGTGAGCAGCGATAAGCACTTGGCATTCAGGAACAAACATAGTGTACCACAAAAGATAACCAGTGGCACAGGTAGTCTTGCCCATCTGACGAGGCAACATACCAATAGACTGTTTGTAATTGTGATAAGATCTAATCAAGCGTTCTTGATATTCATAAGGTTCGAAGTTGATTGCGCCACGAACCGGATGTTGAATTTTTAAAAAATTCTTGCAGAAATATAATGGACCGTCTACTGGATCCATGCAGGCTTCAAGGTGCTTTACTTCTTCAAGAGTATACCGTTGCTTGGCAAAGGCCTTCTTGACTAATACACCGTCTAATGATTTTCCCATATTGTTATTTACTGAAAAAAATAGGCTCCGTAGAGCCTATTTGGTTATTCTTAAATTAATTAAGAATCAATCGTTTCTGCTGCATCAACTAATGTTACTGCAACATCTTTATACAGGTCTGCAATAGAATCAGGAAGAGTAACAGTTAAAACTTCATCAATTTCAGAACTGTTAGCACCGTCCCATACACGCATACGCTTTGTATAACCAGTTCTGCCAATTGCTTGACCAATTTGCCATCTTAATGCCTTTGCAGTTGTATCCATGGTAATAGTACCGTCTGTAGTTACTGCAAATGTATAACCGCCTGTAGCTGCATATAGTTCACTTCTGCTTCCGCCTAATACTGCTTCAGTTAGACCGGCACCTGCTGCTGCACCACGATCGTATCTAACTGTAAATGTTACAGTCAATGGTTGGTTGTCTGCTACTGTAGCGCCTGAACTAGTAAACTGTACATCTTGAATTTGTGCATCAGCATATTTGGAAAGATTTTCAACAATAGCTAAAAATCTTTGGTGAGCTCTTGCTACCCGGCGACCAATTGCTAGTGTAGTTGGTTTTGTTGTAAATGCACTGTGATCTTGAGGGCATACAGCACCATTATCATTACCATCGGCTGTCGGGTATGTTCCAGCGCCACCGCTAAGTGTTAAGACTACTTGATAAAATTCAGGTCTTAACGAATCTGCACTAATTTTAAATCCTGACATTATTTTGCTCCTTTAGCTTCTGCTAATCTTTTACGTAATTCTGCTTTGATTTGATCTTTAAGATCTGATGCTTCGCGAACACGCTGCATAGGATTATCGCCGCCAGCTACTTTTGGATATGTGCCTTTAGGACGATTCATACCACCTGCTAACTTGTTATTCATATAATCAATGCTGGCTTCCTGCTCGTCTGGTTCGTTGGCCCATGCTTCTTCTTTTTCTTCTGGATCTGGATCAGTTAATGAATCGCCAGCTGCTGCTCCAGTTAATGCGCCTAATGGTCCGCCTGCTACTGCTCCGATAGCTCCGCCAGCTAATGCTCCGCCGAGGCCTTCTTTTTCTTTGTCATTATCTAGTTCGCCGTCTTCTTCACCGTCACGGTCAATTGGTTCTGGCAACATCGGCTTGTCTTTTTCCATGCCGTGATCATCCATGTCGTGATCACCGTCGCCGTCTCGGTCTAGGCTAGCACCAAGATCGCCGGGTTGATTCATGTCTTTTTCGCCGCCTGGCATTGAGTCATTTTCAGCATCGTAGTCTGGCAACATTTTTAATGGAGGTAATCCCATAGGTTTAATACTAACGATATCAGGTTCTGCGGACATCGAAGGCATAGGCATTGGTGCTTTGGGCATCATGTCAGGATTGACCTTCATCCATAAATTAAACATGTCTTTGATGTTGTCCATGCCTTGGGCATTTAGATTCACACTCATACTTGGAGGAGGTGGTTCGTTGTGTGCCGGTGGCATTGTTGAAGTCGGTGGAGACATTCCACATTCTTCAGCGTTGATTGTTTCTGTAGTAGGTGCAGGTCTATCAAGTTCCTGCATCTTGGCTAATAGTTGATGAAAATCCATTGTTTAACTCCCTAAGGCACTTTTAGTGCCAGCTTTATCTTGTTTGACTTTGGGAGTAGAACCTAGCACGTCGGGATCTCCCTTATCTTGTCCCAATTCTTTCTTTCTTTCTTTGGCAGTTTTTGCCAGTTCTTTCAAAAATGATTTATTAAAGTCATCTCCGAAATAATCTTTGGTTTTAATTTTAGTTTGATCTGTGTAAAACGGATCATCTAATACTGCATTGCCGTCCTCGTCAACAATCATGTGATCAATTTCCGAAGGTTCGCCACTTCCTCTAACACGGAAGTATTCTTCAGAAATGCCTTGCTCTTTAACATAAGCGGAAATTTCTGGAGCTGTAATAGGGTACTCTAAAACTAGATCAAATATGGTAATTGATCTGTTTGATAACTCGGGAAAATCCATAGGACTTTCCTGTACAGGAGTTGTCATTTTATCGAAAGTAACTACTTCAAATTTTTCCAAGCTGCTTTTGAGATTTTCCTGAAATTTTTCAGGTAAATCCCCTGCTACTTTTACCTTGAAGCTGTATACTTTTTTGCTTTCTGTAAGATAGTCTCTAAAAGTTTTCATAGTAGTATTTATTCCTTTTGACCCAATTTCTTGAGTAGGTCGTTGCGATCTGTAATGATGTAGCCCTCCCCGTTTAAGACATCGCCATCGTCTTTTCCCTGGGCATCTTTATCGATTTTATATTTTTTCAATTGTAGGTCGATAGCTTTGAGCTTTTTGTCTACTTTGGCAGTCTTGGCATCTATGGCATTTTTCATCATAGATCCAGCTACTTCAAAAATTCTTCCGGCATATCTAACTTCCACGTTCATGCCAAGATCCATTAAATCATCATAGGCTTGTTCTGCTTTGGAAGCTAAACTGTCTAATTCCGAATCGTCAAGATCATTAAGTTCTTGTATTTGAGGCAACCCTTTGGTTATTTCAGCCACTGCTTTATAACTTTTATTGATGCTGGTGATTTCCTCATGCATGGGTTTTTCGGCCGGTTCTGGTTCACCGGATTCTTTCTTTTCTAGATTGAACAAATCTTCGAGCTTTTTAGTCATAATATTACTTATCTACGCTTTTTACCTTGATGAAAAATATCACCTTCGTTGATAACTCTAAATATTATCCCTTGCTGTTTACACCAAGCATTAGCAGCTTCCCATTTGGCTAAATTTTTAACATACTGTTCTTGATTGTATTGACTTTTGCCCACTTGTTCTTTAAAGGTTTGACTGGCTGGTTTTACTTCTACAACTTCTGCATGTTTTCTTCCGTTCTTGTCGTTGTAAACAATAAAGAAATCAGGCACATAGATAGTACTACGTCCAGTTAGTGGATCCCTATAAGGAATTTGAATACTTTCCGAAGCCCAACTTTGAACACCTTGGTGTTCATCTAACATACGCATAAAAACAAATTCCCAACTGCTACGAGCCAGCGGAATTTTTTTGCCCACATATTTGTCGGGATTTTTCATGTCGAATCGACCTTGTGCAAATTTTCCCATTATGCTGCAATGTTTCTAGAAATTTGATCTGGCTTTACAGTCTGCTGCCTAAATCCCAGAGTGGATATAGGAGTTCTATTGTTGTTAAGGATTTCTGCAATTAACGCAGACAATTGTATACCTTCAAGTGTTACCAATGTGTCTAGTAGTTCGTTAACAGGCATTTGATCAACCTTTGCCTGTTTAAGTATCACTGCTGCGGTTATCAATGCTGCATCATTTTCAAAACCTCTAGAGGTAAAAAAATTAACGGCAGCATCGACATCTACGGCATTAAATTCAAAGTCTGGAGTTCCGTAAGTTTCAAAAAATACTTTGGTAGGTTCGGCGCTATCGGTGAGATCAGAACTTGGTAAATTTGTGCGATTCATAGATTATTCTCCGGATCCAACTATTGGTGTTCGTACTCTAGGAGATGCCACTGTGGGTTCGTTGGCCGGATTTTGTTTAGGAAATACAGCACCTGCAATGCCGCCGATTACACTAGCACCGGCGGCAATGCCTGCTGGGCTAGATAAAATACTTAGAGCTTCTGCTCCTAGTCGAGCAGAATTTAGTTTGCCACCTTGTTTATAGGTGTTGACTGCTTTGATAGCTGTACTTAAGAAATTTCCAGGACTGGCAAAAGCATTGCCGCTGGCGACATCTCCAAATATTTGTTCTAGACCGTCTAACACACCGCCTTCCCCAGTTAGTCTTGAAAGGCCTCCGCCTGCAATGGACAGTGGGCTAGGCAAGTTATCATAGTGTAGTGTTGCGAATCCCTTGGGACTATTTCTTGACACACGGCCGCCTGAATAAATCACAGCTTCGTATTCAAGTGACATGGTATGTTCCATGGCTTCTGATACTGCATAGTCGCCTTGACTGTGACTCCATGATTTAATTCTTGGATTAACCAATGTGTATCCTAAGAATCTCCTTCGGCTCATGGTGTACAAACTAATGGTTTTAAAAAATCCTGGGCCTACTTGATTGTCAAGACCGTATCTAAAATTGTCTGAAGGTGTTTTAGTTGGTCGATATTTGGTTTCGCCATAGGCCCCTAGAGGATTATGACGATCGTGTATATAGTATCCGTAGTACAGTGCCCACAATGCATTAACTATTCCAGCTGAATCATCATGAAAAGAAATGTTAAGAGGATCGTAATTGATCTGCTTGTAGACTATTTTTTTTCTGTTATACTGATTTTTAGTAATTGAATCAAACGTGTATTTAGGTAGATCGGCCGTCTTTACTAGAAATCCAACTTCCTGACTGTGCTTGTCTATAAATTGAGTTGATCGCACCGCCTTCTGGTCTAATTCAAAATTAACATAAAATTGGAATTTTTGACGAGGAGCCAGTCGCATGGTGTTATCAACAAACAGTCTGCGACCGTGTCGATAGTCTGACATTATGCCTTTGGGATTTGTCAATCCGCTAGCCAGTCCTCCAGCGAAACTGTTTAGATATCTTGTGAATTTATTTGCCATACAAATATTTATGCCACAAAAAAACCTCGATTTACGAGGTTTCTTTGATATTCATAAACTAAAATTAACCGCCAGTTGCGCCAGTTCCAATAGTTCTTTCTGCGATCTGACGTCCAATACCTTCTAGTGGAGCATCTGTACCGCCGCTGTTTGCGCCTAGCTGTGTAGCATTATCAAATCTAATTGATAGTGCAACAGTAGCTGGTTCTGTACCAGTAGCATAGTTTAGATCGTTGTAGTTGGCATTGGTTAAGAAACAACCCCACATCATAAATGATTCTAGTCTGTTGGCTTCAATACCACCGTTACCACCGTCTAGGATATCAATTCTAGTTGTGAACTTGTAATCGATACCAGAAGCAGCACTGGCCTGCTCAAAGAAGTCAAATTGTTTCTGTAATTGTGCGCCAACTTCTCTTGTAACAAGTCCTGTAGCATCATCACGTAGATTGATTGTGATAGCTTCAAAACTGTGTTTACCTGCAAGATAAACTTTTGAGTTGTAAACGTCTAGGGTAACTTCTTCAAAAGTCACAGACGGTCTTGTAACGTCCATGACCTGCTTGGTTAGTTCTAAACTTTCCGCACTAGACGTACCAAAGCCAGTGAACGTAACTCTGAAACGATACTTCATCTTAGGCATTAACAATGCCTGGTTTGTTCCAGCGCCGCCAGTTGGTACGCTAAGTTTGTTTAATGTTGAAATAGGCATTTTTAAATCTCTCCTGTGTTCTTAACTCTGAGCGGAATGTAAATGAACTCAACCGCCTTGATTGGTTCAATTGCAATATCAACCCACAACTCGTTACGATCAACTCTGCTTGGAGTGTTGTTAGACTCATCGCAAACCACTGCAAAATCGTTCAGAGCACGTAAACCTACCAATTCTAATAGTAAGCTCTCAACTGCTTGTTTTACTTCATCTCTAGTAAACTTGTCATTTGGTTCAAAGATATACGGACGAGCTAGTTTCTTCAATTGGCTGCGTAGATATACCACTAAACGTGCTACGTTTACTCTATCAAGAGCTGATGCATTTCTTGCACGAGTCTTTTGACCGTAAGCTACTAGTCCAACGCCAACAAAGAATGGAATTGGGTTAACTTTTAGATCATACAATACATCTCGTTGACCTTCATTCAACGACACAGTTTGGAATTCGCCAGTTAAACTGTCGATGTAGCCAACTGATGTAGCATTAGTAATGCCACCACGACGTGTACCAGCTGGTGCAAACCATGGATAGCTAGCTTGATCACTTAGTGTGATTGTTCTTAACATCATGTGTGATGCTGGAACAACTGCATTAGAACCAGCTAGGTCTGTGGTAAATCCGTTTGGATAGTACACAGCACAATATTCATCGTAGCTGACAATACCTTCGTCGCCGTTGTCTGTGACACCGACTGCATTAGTACCCCAGTTGGTTAATGTTGTAGCATCGTCTTTTAGACGCAATGGTGTGTCACCGACTACAAACGCTGTTACGCCACGATCAATATTCAAATTAATCAAGTTACTTAGAACTTCAGGATATCCTGGAGCAGAAATAATATTGTAATTTCTACGTTCTTCGTCACGAGCTTCTTGGCTAGTGTCGATCGCTGATTTCATTGCTGAAACAACAACCTTGCGTTGTGCTTTGCGACCAAAGCTGCCTGAACCGTCTTCGTTGTTAGCTGAAGCTGTGGTCCAACGATCAGTTGCATAATCGCTAGTGCTTTCGCCTGATACAAATGTTAATCCAGATGGGCTATTAGTTGTGTCATAGCGTGGATTGTCTCCAGTAGTGTCGATGTAGTTATTGGCATAACGCTTGACATTGCCGCCACTTCTACGTGTGTTCCACAACAACATACCCTTTGGATATAATGCTGGATCTGGTGCATCTGGGTCTAGATAGTTGCTGGATAACAGATCAACAATAGCTGCTGCTGTGTTGCCGTCTTGACCGCTTAGACCATAACGAGCATCGGCAAATAATACACCGTCTTCTGTTACTTGGTCAGTTTTGTCAACCAATACCCAAGCTGCATCTGCTGTGCCAGCATTGACATAACGATAGATTGTTGGGAAATTTTCTAAGTCAGCTGTGCTAACCCAGATATCATTATCAACTAGTGCTGTACCATCGCTTTGAACAGTTGGTCTTGTAGCAGTTACTTGAACGCCGCCTGGACTTGTTGAACCAAAGCCGTTTAGGTAACCTACCCATGTTTTACCATTGTGTACCATTAGATCCACTTGACTAACTTCTGGATTGTACCATAGTTGTCCATCTTGTGGCTCATTTGCTGGAGCATTGCTTACTGCTTGGAAACCTGTTACAGACAGAGGTTGCCATCCTGTAGCCAACCATTGACCTTGGATAGTTGAATCTGCTAGAGCAGCTGATCCTAGTGCATACAAGTTAGCTGATCCTGCAAAAATCTTAGAAGCAGCTTCTTTGTCTGTTTCTAAAATACGTATGTCGCCGCCTTTCTTGTGTTTGATGCTGAGAGTATCTTGATTAGCACCTGATACTTCTGCAACAACGTTGGCCATGTTTAAAGCATTGATAGCCGTTGCAATAGCTGCTGCGTTTGCAGCACCGCTGCTTGCGCCAGTTACTGCTGTGAATGAAACTACGTATTCTGCAGATAATCCGTCCTCGCCTATTAACGATTCACGGAGGATAAGATCATCAGGTCCAGAAGTAAGAGCACTGTCTGCAACTTGACCGCTGATCACAGTCTCTTGCCCTGCTAGTAGTCTTCTTCTCCATATTTCAAATGTTGAAGTTTCGGGAGTTTGATCAATAACTGGTGAATCACCTAAATCAGTGTTCTCAGATGTGTTGTATTGAACGAATAGATTGTCTTGAGCTAGTTTTGCCCCGCCACCTGAACGATCTAAAAAGTACAGTGCTGAATGTGTGCTTCTGTACATTGGTGCATTTACAGGCACCCACGATGCTGTTGCAGTGCTGTACTTGCTTACACGTAGTCTTGCACCACTGTTAGGTTCTGTGGTGTTGATCCAAATTGAACCTGTAGGGCGACGAGTAGCATCGCTAGACTTCCATTCTGGAACTGTGCTGTGCGGACTGTGTTGTAATGCTGGAATTCTGTATGTTCCGTTGGTTAGCCCTAACAATGTTGCAGTACTACCAGCGCCTGTGCCTACGTCGGCAATCACAATAGCGTTGTTAGTAGAAGTACCATCGGAGTACAATACCAATTTGTTGCTGATCTTGGCAGCAGTAATGCCTTGTATTGCCAATTGATTAATTTTGGCAACCAAGCTGTCTAATGTGCCTAATGCTGGGCTTACTGAAGTGCCGTTAATTGTTAATGTTGGGATTGTTAGTGCAGAACCAGTATAACTAGCAGCACCTTCAACTGTTGCCCAACTTTGTGTCCAGTCTGGACTTCCAACTAATACCCAAGAACCTGCAGTTACTAAAGGACTACCTGGGCTCTTGTACCAAATACGTGCAACTGCATCATCGGATGCTTTGATTACTACTGCATAATCGCCCACTGATCCAACTGAGTCTTTAGGCTTGTTACCGTCTGGAGATGATTCAATTTTAGTATCGTCGTCGTCTGTTAATACAACCGGTGTCTTGTTTTCAAATTTTTGACCTGCTGGTTTAGCAGCACCGTTCCACTGCTTAATACCCCAAGCAGAAGTTTGTGTGTTTAACCACCATTGTCCATTGGTCGGTGCTGCGCCCGGTGCTTCAGCACTAGGCTCAAGTTGATCTAAATCAACATCAGCTCTCACAATAAACACTGAGTTTGTTACGCCTAACAAGCTATAAGCTGCAAGTAGACCGTACTCATTTCTTTCACTGCCATGGATAGGAGATCCAGATGCTGTCTTTTCGAAGAATGGTACTCCGAATAGATCTAGCAGATCTCTCTGACTTGTTAGTCTAAATGCCTTGCCAGCATTAGCTTTGGTTGTTGCCGAAGCTGTGCCTGTGCCTGCTCCGTTTGTTTTGTTCTCTGCTGTAGCGACTACTACAAGAGGAGTTGTACCAGGTTCAGCTGGTGTATAAAAACTCTCATCAATGACTGTAATCTCTACGCCTGGGGATACTAGTGCCATTACTTTTTCTCCTGGTAATAGTTGATACTATATTTAGCGGCACCGAGTAATTTTGGCTTGTTATAACTATATTTTAAAGGGGCAAAAAAGGTTTAATTCTTTTAAATATCACTATGAGACCATTGTGTAAATGCGGTCAACGGCCCCGGGCTGTTAACTATAAAAAAGACGATAAAATTTATTATCGAAGTTTGTGCGAAATATGCCTATCGCACGGGCTGTACCACGGAATCCCCAGGTGGCAGCGGGCTGGATACAAGCTGAAAAATCAATGCGAAAAATGCGGACATAAAAGCCCGCATCGAGAAGTTTTTCGAGTGTTTCACGTGGACGGCAATTTAGATAACTGTCGTCCTGCTAATTTAAAAACAATCTGTACCAATTGTGCTCAAGTGCTTCACAAGGAGGGCATCAGTTGGAGGCAGGGCGATCTTACCGCCGATTACTGATGCAATCCTAGTATAAAGATCAGCTACTGTTCCGTTGTTTTCTATAATATGATCAAACTCAGTACCAACCCATGCTGTTTCGCTAGCGTGTATTTTACGCATTTTTAATTCTTGCACAGACAAATTGTGATCTGCATTGGCTTTTAGCGCAAGGTCATACCAATCGGGTAACTCTCCCCGTTTAACCCAAACAATTTTTCCGCCTGCGTCTTTGATACTTTTAATTTCGTTGGGAAATCGACAGTCTGAAATAACCACATGATCTTTAGAATTGCGCAGCTTGTTTTCTAAACTGGCAATCCAAATATCATCATGGAATCCTTTGCGGCATACTTCAGTGCCCCAATATTGTAGTACCCATCTAGGAGTTAGTGTTGGCATTGCTAGTCGTTCTGCCCACCACGGGTCAACTTGTTCACGCCACTCTCGGGCTTCCTTGGTACGCCCTTCCAGCATGGTCCGATCCCATCCAAATACCGCACTCACAGCATCCTTGAGAGTGCTGGCAAATGACTCGCGTCTAAATTCGTGAAAGTTTACAAGATAGTCAGCGACTGTGTCCTTGCCGCTGCCAATAAAACCGCAAATACCTATAATCATAATATCTCCCAATTAAGGATATTATAAATTATTACTTGTGGTTTGTCAAATATTTTGTTTGATTTAGGTTAACCAATAATGAAAGTGTAGCCTATATTGCCGCCACCTACACCAGTTATTAGTTCAGCAGTTAGTCTATCAATATCTGCTTGCCCTTCAGTCTTCATAGCAGCACCGTTTAGTGAACTTCCTCCACCTGGGCCTGCAATTTGTGCAAACTTTTCACGAGCTTGACCTAGCATTATTTTACAGTTGGCCAATGTGTAGTCTTTGATCCACTGGCCTGCATAAACATCATCAATGATGGCAAAGTCTGGTTTTTTATTGTAGACCATTAACATTACCTGCTCTTCGCCACGCGGTCTTTGCTGTATGATCAATTTACGGGTCTGAGGATTCCACGTAAAATTTATAAAAGATCCAAACATCTTACCCACTAGTTCTTGATATTGTGCAAACAATTCATAAGTGGCTAATCCGCCCATATTGGTTGAACTTAACAAATATGTGTTAGTATAGGCCAAGTTAAAGGGTTCAAACACAGTACCGCCGCTACCATTGCCTGTTCTAGAACCCACCGATCTTCTAAAGATCTGTCGGACCTGTTGTATTTCAGCAGGCAGTATATATTCATTGGTATTTTCGATAAGCGTTAGAAAAACATAGGCTTCTTCTACCGCATTATCGCCGCGTTGGCGGAAAACTCCTAGACTTCGATCTAGTGCAGTTTGATAGTGTATAGGGTCTAATTCAACGTCAATCATGCCGTCGCCTAGCATGGTTTTACAGTAAGTATAGACTGATTGTCTAGCTTGATCATTAGTGCTCATACTACTATTTATTGCCGCGGTAAATATACTACTATGCCAAGATTAAGCCTCTACCGCCCCGAGAAAGGGAACGACTATAGATTTATTGACAAAACCATCTGGGAAATGTTCCAGGTTGGCGGTACTGATGTGCTAATACACAAGTACCTAGGAGTTGATACTTCAAATGCGCCCGGAACTCCTTCACAGCCAAAATACGACGAAACCAATCCTTTTCAAATACAGGATTTGTTGTTTCTAGAAAACCGAGATCGAAAATACGATCCGGATGTGTATATCATGCGTGGGGTATACAATCTACAAGACACTGATTTTAACCTAAGTCAGTTTGGTTTATTTTTACAAAATGACACGATCTTTATCACGTTTCATATTAATGATACTATTGAAAAAATAGGAAGAAAATTACTCAGCGGCGATGTTATCGAATTGCCGCACCTCAAAGACGAGTTCGCACTTAACGATCTACAATTTGCTCTAAAAAGATTTTATGTAATTGAAGAAGTAACCAGAGCAGCTGAAGGATTTTCTGTAACTTGGTATCCTCACTTATATCGTGCCAAATGTAAACCGTTGGTAGATAGTCAAGAGTTCAAAGATATTCTCAACAAGGCTGCAAATTCTGATGCAGACAAAGGTGCTTGGGAATCTACAGGGATATATTTCCCCGGAGATGTTGTTGTTGGACCAGATGGCAAACAATATGAAGTACTGACCAGTCCAGACACCATAAACGGCATCAGTGGAATACAGCCGCCCAACAGTCAATACTATCAGTTAGCTGACACACTGAAAGAAATCATTTCTACTTACAATAGAGAAATGCAAATCACTCAAGCTGTGTTAAATCAAGCTGAAGCCGATGCTCCTAAGAGCGGCTTCGATACCACTAAACTGTACACAGTTCAGTATGACGATGAAGGCTTTGTAGAACTTGCATTGGCCAGCGCCGACAATACCTTAATACCTAGCACAGACGAACAAGGTAATCCGCTGCAGACCCTAGATGAAAACGGCAATCCGATAGTAGACCAAAACGGTGATCCAGTTTATCAGTTTATGGCCGTGTCTGCAAGTTCGGAATTCCAGTCTGCTGAATACAATGACTATCAGGGATACCTTGTTGGCGACGGATTGCCGACCAACGGAGCGGTGTTTACCAGTGGCATAGCATTTCCACTGAATCCTATCAAAGGTCAATATACGTTACGCACTGATTATCTTCCAAATAGATTGTTTAGATATGACGGCGGAAGATGGGTCAAAATGGAAGACAATGTAAGGATGACCATGAGTAATCTAGGACCTAGCGATGTGGCGCCTGATGCACCGTTTGCAGGCAAAGATTCAAGAAGCACACAAAAGGCCACGTTTGTTAACAATACCAACGAAGCCAAGATTAACGGTAAAATGATTAAAGAAAGACAGAGTTTAAGTAAAGCTCTTAGACCAGAGGCAGACGAATAATGGAATATTTTTATGATGGTCAGATAAGACGATATGTAACGCAATTCATGAGAATCTTTATAGGGTTTAAATGGCAAGCAGGCGACGGAACACAAACAACTGTGCCAGTTACCTACGGGGACATGAGCAGACAAGTGGCCACACTAATTAAAGAAAATTCAGAAAATAAAATGCTATCAGTTCCTCGCATAGCCTGTTATATTAGTGGCTTAGAGTTAGATATGTCGAGAATTTCTGATGCTACTTTTGTTAGTAAAGTTAATGTTAGACAAAAATCATACGATGTCAACGACGGTGGTGATGTTGAATGGCAGAACTATCAAGGTGGATCATACACTGTAGAAAGACTAATGCCTACTCCTTTTAAACTAAATGTAAAAGCAGACATCTGGACTTCTAGCATTGATCAAAAACTGCAATTGTTTGAACAGATAATGGTGCTGTTCAACCCTAGTTTAGAAATACAGACCACAGACAACTATATTGACTGGACCAGTCTTAGTGTGGTTGAAATACAAAATATCAATTTTAGTTCTAGAACAGTGCCTCAAGGTGCAGAATCTGAAATAGACATAATGACCATTGATTTTACCATGCCTATTTGGATCAGTCCTCCGGCAAAAGTTAAAAAACTAGGTGTGGTAAAAAGTATTATTTCTAATGTGTTTACTGAAACTGGAGAAGTCATTGAACTAGACAGTCTAGTTATTAGACAGCAGAAAGGCCAGATACAGATAAACACTGACCGATATAGAATTCTATTGTTCAAGAGTCTTAACAATCAACCTTACAACTATGATGTAACCATAGTCGATCCAACAGCAGCAGTTAGGTCAGTGGGCATTCCAGAAAAAGATTACAGAGTAGGTGGAAGATTAACTTGGAATCAAATACTTGAGGCTCAAGGTGGCTATACTGCAACCAGTAGGATATATTTTAATCAGTCAAACGGAACATCTATCAGTGGAACGTTTGCAATCAACGAACTAGAACCCTCTACACTTGTTGTTACTTTTGATCCAGATACTATTCCCACAAATACCTTGATAGATAATCAAGGCAACAAGTTCTTTACAGCATCAAACTTTGATGCTGGCTTTGATAGTGCGACTGGTAAAGGAACTGTAGACGCTATTATTGATCCTTATAAATTTAATCCCGTAACACGAGCCAACGGTCGAGACATAGGTGTTAGATATCTTATATTAGAAGATCTAAACACCAGTGTTAATCAAGGTGGCTTTATACGTGACACTGACATGAGCGACAGTGCAAAAACGGCCTATGATGGCCCCGATGCATGGAAAAATATAAATGGTTCAGATCCAATTTTACCTGCAAACAGCATCATTACTTGGACTGGTGTAGAATGGAAACTGTTATTTGATCCCAGAACCGAAACTAGAACTGTAATCATACAAAATATGAAAACATTAATCAAGTACAAATGGACCGAAGATCAATGGCTCAAAGCATTTGAAGGTGAGTACGCACCAGGTTTCTGGAGCTTCGAACTAGACGCATGATAATTAAAGGTATGCAACAGCGTGCCGGATTATTGTTTCTTTCCAAAACTACCAAAAGAGTTCTGTTGATTCTAGAAGATCAACGGTGGACTGTGCCCACCTTTGAACGAAAATCAGTGGTGTTGGAAGATGCGCGGGGACTATTGACTGATTATTCTGTAGGAAAGATTGTGCCAATAGAACTATACCTCAGCGAGGATCGAGGTTTTGAATACGGAACCTATGTGTGTTTGGTAGACAGTGAATTTTTAACCATGGCATCTAAAACAATTTCATGGTGTGATCTTGATCACTTACCCAAACAACTGCACACTGGGTTAAAATTCACACTGAACAATTCAATCATTAGAACAAAAATTGATACTATTTTGGAGTTAGAAAATGCAACTAAGTAACAGCCAACGATTTTTAACAGAATATCAAGATTTCAAAGATAAGATTTCCAAGATAAACAATCTTGATAAAAGACAGGAACTTACTGATCTGTTGAATCAATTGGTCAACGAAGTTCGATCACTTGATAACAAACATGCAGAACTAAATCAAATGTCAAGAATGCCTAGTTCTGTGACAGACATAAGGGAAAATCTTTCAAGTATTCGAAAGACTCTCCATTCAAGACTAACTGATTACAGTCGCAATCAATCCAATTAGGCCTGCGCTTCGCCCCAACGTAGAATAATGTTGGCGTTAACTGCTGTGCCGCCGACCTTAAACACGTTAATGGCCAGCACGTCTGGACCGTTCGGGAACGCACCTCTACCACCAATAGCAGTAGTTGTAAGTTCTTTCAACTCGCCTAGGTCTAGTGTGGCTGTTTCTCCTGGGTTTGCTACGAATGAGAATACAGTTTCACCAGGCAGTGCATAAGGTGGTTGACCAAACTTGAACGTTATTGTTCCGCCAGCTGCGGTTGATTGTGTACTGTTCTGGGTAAGTGTTGCACGATAATAGGTAGTTGCTCCAAACACCAACGGTCCAGCGACACTAGATACACGAGTGTTGGCCGGAAATTTAGCATCACTAACTTCTGTGTTTAACGCTGCACCCGAAGACACCCAACTTGCCTGAGTAAAATACAACACGTTGGTAACTGTGGCACTTGTACCACCCAAGTTCAATGTTACTGTTTGATTAGCATTTACAGCTTGTGTAGATGGTCTGCTAGTGCTGATTTGATAATAGTCAAATCCTGCAAAGCTAAACGGCCCTGCAACTCCAGAAATGGTTGTTCCTGCGGGGAATTTTGCATCGTTAATTACCACGCCGCCCAACGGAGTGTTGTACGATGTAGGTGCAACGAATGCTCCCGAAGCTTCCCAACTGGCTCTTAACACAAAGAAAATGCTAGTACCAGCACCCCTGTTGTAACCTGCGTTGTTTGGTACACTAACTGTGTTGGTCATTAACGCAGTAGTGGTTGCTGTTGTGGTCGTTTCAATAGCTCCGCTGGCCCATACTACAGATCCGCCTGGTGCAATTTGTGCAAAGCTGGGCTGTCCACCAGCACTTAGACCAGTCAGTCCTTGCCATCCGATGTCTGACGGATTAAGAGGATAGTTTTGAGGATTCAATACTCCTTCAATAACTATACCTGCAGTTCCCGAAGTCATTGGATCTGATGAAATAGCGATAGCCTTTAACAACAACTGCGCACGATTAAGTAATTCTTTTTCTCCCAAGTCTCCAGTTACTGCGTTTGATACACTAGGTGCCAATCTAATCAAGAACACTGTATTTTTTGTTGTAGAAATACTGTTGCCTGTAGAAGTATATGAGAAAATGTAGCCTCGATCTTCGTCAAACAAACCGTCGATCAAATATGCACTACCCCAGTGACTAATGATTGGACTAGTTGTATTTGATACCAAGACAACACCTTTGCCTGCACTGTGAATGTCGGCAGCACCGGCGGTGTAAGTTCTTGTAGCACCTGCTGCAAAATTTGTTAGCGGTGCTGCTCTAGTACATCCAGTTAGTTGATTTGTAACTTCATTGTTGCCTGTGAATGAAATCAATTCGTTTTCAACATACACAGTTCCTGCTTCTGGAAAATCATCAGTGGTGGTTAATTGCAAGGTAGTTGCGCTAGAAGACACCTCAGTTAACAACTGAGCCCTAGCACCTTCATTGAGCACTTCATATCGAACTGGTAAGTTACCGGTACGCATATATGCTTCAGTGTTTAAGTTATTACCTTTTAATCTATGACAGAAGGTGTAATCACCGCCAGGGCCTCTTAACATCCAATCAATAAATCCAGCACCGTACCAGCTAAACTGAATACCGATCATCTGCATTTTAGTAACGTCGATGTTGTATCCGCTTGGGCCTGTGCCGTCGCAGCGATCCAAGTTCCATTCACGTTGAGGAATAATAAGGTCGGTGACCTTACATACTTTTACTCCAGTTACTGAATTAACTCCTCTCCAGTCTGGAGTCACAGTCATTGAAGTTTGACTAAAAATATTTGATACAACGTGAGTCATACCGCGAATTACAACTCGATCGCCTTCTTGCAACTGATCTAAGAATCTAGTGTTAGATCCTGTAACAGTGTTGGCGTTCACTGTAAGTGACACAGTTCCTGCTACTTGGAATGTAGAACTTCGTCTACCAACCGCCAATGTCTGACCGTCATATTGCCAAAAGATTCCGTTTTGATCATCAAACGGACCTGATCGAACCACTGCACCGTGCCAGCTCAGCAGACTCATCTGTGCTTGAGAGCCAATTACAGCGGTAGTGGTGCTTAGATTTGACGCAGCAGTGATTCTAAATCTTCTTTCGTCTAAGATCTGATTGACTTCGTATTCACCATCAAACCCTGTACTGGTAATGCCTATTAATCTTATTCGTGAACCTGCTTGTAGTCCGTGATCCACATCGTCGGTCTCTACTGTAATGATTGCACCGACTGACGTATCATCTGCTACTACCGACCTTAAATCAAAACTTGGTGCAAACAATGCACCAGTGTTGTACATAGCACCTTTACCAGATTGATAACGAATATATTTTTTACTTTGACGAATTGCCTGTCCACCGTGTTGCGGTCCGCCAGTGCCTAATTGTACGCCGCCGTCAAACGGTCTATGTGAAAAGAACACATCGGGTCTTACATATATTACACCTTCAAGATTTACTCCAGCTTGTATTGTGCCTGGGGCTCTAGCCGTATATCTTATAGTTGTAAGACTAGGCACTTGTTCTACAGAGAACGGACCACCGGCTAATTGATGGTTAGTTCCTGTGGAAGTGATGGCTATCATTATGCTTGATCCAGGAACAAGTCCATGAGCAGATAAGAAAGTTGCTTGTACTGTGGCAATTGCAGAAAATGTCACTGTTGAACTAGTTGCAATATTAGTAGTAGTTGCCTCGGATATAGCCACTGTTGAAAACACAGATATTTGGCTTCCTCTAACTGCGGTGCCGGTAACAGATACTCCTGTAATTACTCCACTGCTAACTGAGGTAACTGTTACGATTGCATCGTTGGTAGTATCAACACCACCTAGGATAGAGCCAGGAATCAAGAATCGATTGAATTGGTTAAACCCGGTACCGCCATTATTAACCACTACTGAGTAAACTCCGCCGGTTCTAGTTATGTCAACTGTGCCGTTCGATGCGTTGGTGTTTCCTTGTGTGCCGTCTGAGCCTACATCAGAATATGAGCCACTGCCTGTGCCGGTTCCACTTAGTACCTCAAAGGTTACTATTCTTCCGCCAACACCAGTAGTTAATACGTTAAGTCTAATGTCGTTAGATGGAGAAGTGCCTCCTAACAAACCTCCGTTGATGATAACAGTGTCACCTGCAACATAACCAGAACCAATATCTTGTAGAGTTACAACGCTGTAAACACCGCTGGATACTGTAACATTAAATGTTGCATTAATACCCGAACCGTTGAGATAATTAGTGGCGTTAACCACTTCGCTACCGTAAAGTTCCACGTCTCCGTTATAATTTACTGCAATGCCATCGTTGAGAGTTAATACTCCGCTTTCGATGTCTGTAATCACTAGTTGTATGTTACTACCAGATCCGTCGGATACGGCCATGCCTTCTAAGATATCTGTGGTATCAGTTAAACTTATAGTAGAAGAACTTGAATTAACTGGGTCTCTTACAAAAAACGTACCTACTAAACCGCCATCACCGAATACACCAGTAACTTGAGTACCTGTAGTTATGCCAGTTCCTGTCAGTGGTGCACCAACACTAGGAAGGGTTCCATCAAATGTTAAAGTAGTGCTACCTGTAGGCGTTAACAACCTAGTAGTGAAAGAGCCGGACGAACCATTAGTTGCTACGGAGAATGTGGCGTTGCCCACCGACGCACCAGTGTAAAAGGCTGCTTGTCTTAGCTGAGTGGTAGTGGTCGCAAGTACTTGACCATTAGATGTTCCAACTTTAGATTTAGCATAGTATGTAAAGGTAGTCGGTGTTGGAGTAGAAAATATCAAGAATGTACCTTCTGCTCGATTAAAGCCGGTGATTGATGCTGCTAGAGCTCTAATAGTTATTGGATTGCCTGCTGTAAATCCGTGATTGCCTTGTGTAGTTACTGTGATCAAACTAGCACCTACTCCGCCGGTACCCGATGATGCATCAGTTACCACGTTCACTACACCGGTATCGGTGGCCGACACTTCGTAGGTAGAAGGATATCCACGCTGCATACCGATGGCCTGCCACTTGGTTGGTTGCAAACCATATTCAAAGTCAGCGTCGATCATGGCCTGTGGCTGTGCCACACGCATACGTTCAATGGCATCTGTACCAAAGTCGTAGGGTCTTACTTTCAGTTCTGAGTTTTCAAAAAATATCTGTATGCTATCATTAGCATTCATTAGCGAAGTGTTGAATTTAAACTGTATTTTAGTAGTTCCGTTATTAACAGATTCTGCCTGTGGATAATTTTCTGAATTGCCGGGTCGGAAAGAACAAATGCCGCCTTTGCTAGGTTCTGCAAAGTTATAGATAACTTCGTTGGTTGCGACGTTGGATATAATTAATAGATCTTCAAGGGCAATTTTTCCAAGAACTTCAACACTACCGACACCGGTTACTACGGCTGGCAATTGACTTAGACCAAACTGTATAACATCGATAACATCTTGTAACAGTGCTGCTACAGTTTCGTCAGCATCTGCTTCTGCGGTTTTAGTCACATCAATGATCTGCGTGGCCACTAACTGTTGAGGAGTTGCGTCAACCACATTAGTTAATATATGGGTGTTAATTAAATCGGTTAAGAAATAGTAAGATTCTAATTCAGCTAGTCGTGTTCCGTCGATCTGAGGAACGTTTTCGTCCCAGTAAAAAGAAGATACACGTCTTGTTTCTTCATTTCCGCCGTATCTAAGATCATGTAACAAACCATCAATTACATATCCACTGTCTCTTTCACACTTATCAACGTCAAACACGTAATTGGCAAAACCGTTAACTGCGGCAATAATTGTATTTTTATTAGAATCGATGGCTGATTTAGCTGATTGTAGGCCTGCTGCTGACCATGTTACACTTGGTGCTGCTCTAACTACACCTGCCAATACAGCATTAGCCCCAGCTTGATTAATAGCTGCTACAACATCTTCAGTGATCTGTATAAGATTTTCAAGAGTTGTAACCGTGGCTCCGTCGCCATTTGATCCTGATGTGTCTTGTGTTTCAGGATATGTGCCGCCGTTGGATCTAGTCACTGTAGAGCCTGCTACTACCTGTGCTACCACAGTTTGTAATCTGTTATAGGCCGCAACAGTTTGCAGTCTATGTGTAGGGTCAATGCCCGGAGATCCGTCTGCAAATCCGTAAAAGAAAAATCTAGCTTGGTCCCAAGTGGCTGAGTTGCCGCCGTATAGTATGTCATAGGCCAGCGCATCAATTGCATATTTTACGTCACGTGAACATTTAACAGGATCGTGATCTGCACTAGGATAAGTTTGTGCGACCCATGCATTAATTTCTGCTGCCATAAAATTTCTATTATTCACAAGTCGATCTTTGGCTGCAATCCTACTGGCTGAAGAACCCGAAGTTGGATTAGTATAGGTTACTACGTCGGCAGCTGATCTTCCGTTTCGTCCAATGTCAACTACTTCATTAAAAAATGTATTTGCTCTGGCTAATGCTGTAGCATTGGTTGATACTGCGGTTAATGCTGTTACTTGTGCTGCCGCTCGTTGGATAGTTCTGATAACTGTTGGAGTTACTTCTTGTGAGTTGTATTCAGCTAGTCCTAGGAAAACAGAATTGTAGTTTGTGCCCAGAGTTATATCAAAACCCGCACCGTCAATAACGTATCCAAGATCTCTTGCACACTTTACAGAATCTGCTACTTGATTAGTAGCGAACCCTGTTATTTCTTTTGTTAAAAAGATCTTGTTTTGCGATATTAGAGAATATGCATTGGGTCGTAGATTGTCACTTAATCCCAATCCAGGACTAAACACATAATTTTTAACTAATTTTTTTGCCATTTTTTTTCCTTAAGCTCCGAACGCTACTGAAAATGCTAATACGTTTGCATCTACATATTGTTTATTTGTTAGGTGTGCCTGCGCTGTGGGTTGTGCCGATGAAACAACATTCGACCCCACATGAACAGCTCCAGATATTCCCATTCCGCCAGTGACTACAATAGTTCCTGTAACAGTTGATGTTGCCGCAGTTGCACCTGTAAATTTATTTGTTGCACCGGCAACGTTTAATTGTCCCTGTATACCAGTACCGCCTGTGATTTGTACTGCACCAGTAGTCGATGAAGTGGATGCAGTTGTGTCTGACACAGTAACCACTTGTGTGGCTGTTAATTTCGGCACGGTCAACAACAAACTTGATTGTACAAAAGTAAAACTTGAGTCACCGGAGAACGTTGTAGAATCATTAAATTGAACCTGGGTGTTTGAACCACCTGCGGCAAATCCTCCTTCTGGAGTAATAACCGATACCCAGGTTAGTACTCCGGCACCGTTGGTTCTTAGCAGTTGACCTGCTGTTCCATCTGCTGGCGGTAATGTGTAGGTTCTACTTTGTGTTACAATGTTTGGTGATCTAAATCCCACATAAGCAGAATTATCTAGATCTTGAAATCTTATTTCTCCGCGAGTTTTCAGATCTAATAATTGATCACCTGCACTGTTATTGAAATTAATATTTCCGTTGACAAAAATGTCTTTGGTTACTGCGATACCTCCAGTGGTTCTAAATGCTCCACTAGTTGCATCTGTTGCGTTAGTTGTATTGTTTAGTACAATAGGATTGGTAACTGTTCCGCCATTAAACGATCCACCGCCACCGACCACATTTGATGGTCGCCATGCCAAGGCTCCTGCATTGTACGACAGTACCTGCCCATCAGTTGGGGGAGTTGTTAGATCAACGTCTGTTAGGTCATCTAGTGCATAGCTTTGATCAATGCCAGTTACTGTTCCAGTAACTGTGAGATTAGTTACGTTGATGTCTGTACTGGTTAGGCTGGTTAAATTAAGAGTCGTAGACGGAACTATGTCCCATGCAACACCGTTAAATTTCCAGGTGTTGGCACCTACAGTGAGTTCGGCGTTTAATGCTGGGTTACTTGGAAAGTTTATTGCCATAATTAATATTTAACCCTTAAATTGATACAAAGTTCTTGACTACAATGGTACCGATCATGCCTGCATGAGCAGAACATTGATATCGATAATTTCCGCTAACAGTGGAAGGAATTTTCCAATAAAGTGTTCCTGATGTTTTTCCTTGAGCAGACGCCCCAGTTGATACAGTTCCACCAGTTGATACATGTATCAGTCCTGTATTGTAATTTGTTCCGGTTGGATCTTGTATAAGGAAAGGATGTCCGCCAATGTTTAAATCAAATGCAATAGTTGCAGCATTCAGTGCATATATTGTTGGATTATTTCCTGAATACTGATCAAACAGATACGCATTAGCTCCTACGTTGGTTACTCTTAATGAAGTTATGCATGGTAGATATATTTGATCGAATCGTAAAGACGAAAGAGATACTTCGTCTAACAACTGAAACTCAGTAACACCGCCTGATGTAGCTGCGATTGTAACAGTATCTGTAAGTGGGTCTGTACTGATAGTAACATTAGATCCTGCTACCAATGTAAGTGTGTCTGTTGCAGAGTCTGCAACTACATTGGATTGTCCGGCAACAGTAATGGTTGCGAAAGAATTGCTGGCTGCGCCACCGCCGCCTGATCCTACTGCATCAGTATCATTAATCCAAGCAGTGCCGTTGTATTTTAACACTTGGCCGGCTGCCGGTGAATTTAATGTAACATCAGTTAAGGCATCTAAGTTGGTTGCACCGCCGCCGCCGCCCGGGCCACCGTATTGTATAGAAGCTGGTTGCACCCACTGATTTGATGTACCGTCGTTGTAGTAAACGTATAAAACACCAGTGTCAACATCAAACCATAATTGTCCAGATTGCGGTACACTCGGTGGTGCATCGTCTATGGTTGCTCCACCGATAACTCCAGCGGATTCTGCTTTGTTTTTAAATGTTGCGTTATTTACGTTGGACAAATCCGGCAATGCCGTTTGATCTGCACGGGCAATAGAAAATCCGCCCGAAGTATCTCCGTCATAGAGTCTGAGCTCATTCTGTTGCTGATCGTAAAAAATCTCTCCGCGAGACCCTACTTTACGATCTAAAAAATCTGTATTTCTGCCTACTAACCGCAGATTTGCTATTGGAATATTGGACATGTTCTGCTTCTAATTTATATGCAGTATTTATCCAGTTTGATTTTTAGTAGTAGCTATGATTATTCAGGTATGTAGCGTATTGTACCAGCCCTGAATCAGTGTTTGATAATTGATCTATGTTGAACCCAATTTTAGAAAGAGCAGTTAAATCTGCCACTGTGCCTGTTTGGTATTGAGATTTTAAATCCTGCGGCATTACAATTTCCTGTTTTTTCCCGTAGCCCAAGGAAGAAATCAGTTGATTTGCTAGGTTGTCAAAACTAGTACTTGTTCCCGATCCAACATCGTAGATTCCCGGAACATAGTTGGTTAGAAAAAATTCAACGATTCTAGCCACATCTTCAACCCATACAAAATCTCTATAATATTGATTGCTGTTTTGAAATATTTTTAATTCGTTATCTGTTTGCAGTTGATTAAACCAATGAAAGATAGTAGAAGCCATTCTACCTTTGTGATATTCATTAGGACCGTACACATTAAACAATCGCAGGCACACTGCATCGTTGAGTTCTTTTTCGCTGATCAACTTTGAAAACCCGTACAGATTCAAAGGCCCATTACCGTTGCCGTAGACTGCTGCACTAGATGCAAAAATCATCTTTGCATTTTTTTCTCTAGCTAATTTTGCCCAGTTCCTAGTTGAACGAACGTTTGTTGAATATATCGAATCCCAATTTTTTTCTAAGGTGCTGGAATTAGCGCCGAAATGTATTATCGCTTCAATGGGACTGTCGCGTAGTTCGTCAGCATGGATGGTGAGAACGTCAAATTCTTTGCTTAACAAATTTTTATACTGATCTGGATTTGAAAAATTATCAACTAGAGCTATGTTTTTGTATCCTTTTTTATTAAGATATCCTACAATAACACTGCCAATAAAACCTGCTGCTCCGGTAACAACTATCATAAAATTTCTTCCAAGGTTGGCGCATACACACCAACATGTTGAACTGTGACTGCCGCTGCTTTGTTTGCAAATTTAATAGCATCGGCTATACTACTGGTTTCTAAAAATTTATAAACCAGTGCTGATAAAAAAGTATCACCTGCACCACAAACATCTGTAACATTACCTGCAGATTCAGATGGGAACAGTTGTCCGTTCCATGCTGCACCTTGATCGCCTTGTGTGGTAATTAACCATTGCGGATGCGGCCGACTAATTGCTCGACTGTTTTCTAAAGAATTAATTTTAATGTAACAGCCGTTTAGTTGTGCTAGATCTGTTTTCTTTGTGTCAAGAAAAATAGGCACAGTAACAGTTTTTATTAGGTCGGTAATTAAATCATAGTCCACTGTGCCTTTGTTGTAATCACTGATCACAACAGCATCGTAGGCTGGAATGGCTGTTTCGAATCTAATAGGTTCACTTACAACATCTGTGTCTAATCGAATTAATTGTTGTTTACTACGAATGTCAATTAGTCGATTCTTTACACTAGTTTCGCCGTGTAAAAAATTAACACGGCATCCCAATGCTTCTAAATTTTTGGCAACGTTGCCCGCCATTCCGGCCTTGGTAACAACATACTTGGGTTCAAAAACCGGAACTGGTGCTTCTGGACTTATACGATTTACATTTCCGTAGGTATATATGTCTTCACCGATATCACCGACCAATAATATCTTGTATTTTTGCTGTGGTTGAATACTGCTGAAATCTTTCAAAATATACTATCCTTTTGCAATGCTCTGCTCCGATGATGTGTTTATCTTTATAGTCGCTGCCTTTGACCATTATGTCCGGTTCAAATTCTTTTATTAAATTTTCTAATTCTTGATCAGTATCAAATGTTTCTACTCTGTCAACTGATTTTAAGGCAAATAAAAAACTACAACGTTCATATTCGGTATGTATAGGTCTTGACGGGCCTTTAAGTTCTTTGATTCTACGATCGCTATCTGTTAATACAAGTACATAACTGTTGGGATAGCTTTTTGCATGTTCTAATAATTTTAGATGTCCTAGATGTAATATGTCAAATGATCCGTTTACTACTACTTTTGTCATGTTAGTGATCTAATGTATACCACCCAGATACGATATATTTGTAACCGTTATAGATGGGGTTTCCTCTGTGAGGATGGGTAAAATAGGCAGGCCAAATAACTAGTTTGCCAGTTTCTGGTTTGATTTTGACACCTTGATATAGAAATTCTGTTTCGCCGCCTTCCTCGATATCATTGAGATACAAAGTATAGGCTAAGATTCTATTGGCCGATGATTGATCTGCATTTTCACAGTGCCAGGCATGGTAGCCTTGATGTGGACCAGTTCTTTGCACACTCATGCCCTTGGGCGTGTGTTGAAAACAAAATCCAAGACTTTGATATTTTTCAAAGTATTGTTCTTTGTAATAGGTGTTTAGTGTCTGATAAAAAAAGGAACACAGATCAGGATCTACACTGTAATTTTGTTGGCTGTGAAACGCCCAATCAAAAAAGATTCTGTCGTCTTGATTTTTTATGATACTGTTTTGTGTCTGATGCTGGCCCATTTTGACCATATCTTCAAATCTTTGTATGATAATTTCACAATAGGCTTTGGGAAATGCATCTGGATATACTTCAATGAAATTCATTGTTGACTGTCTCCGGGGAATATTCTAAAATTATCTTCTACTGAATCAGACGTACTGACTTCAGTAACAGTGGCTCCTGGTTCTAGTGCTTCTAGTTGATGCGGCACATTAGGCAAATTACGCCAAGTGTCTCCGGTCTTCAATACCTGTTCGTTTATTGTTGCCGAAGTTGTATCTATCCATCTCAAGAGAAAGCTACCCTGGTTCACATACCAAGTTTCATCTTTTTGAGTGTGGAAGTGCATGGAAAACTTTGATCCTACTTGATCAAATACTAGTAATTTTCCTGTGTATTTTTCGTTAGTGGCCCAAATTAATTCGTGACCCCAACCTTTTTTGACAAATCCGTTTAGTTGAGTACCCATGGTCTAGTATATATCAAGACCATGGGGTACTGGTTAGGATTTTAGAAGAGATTAACTACCTTCAGCTTCTTTACGCTGACGATATTTGCAGTCCGGCGCATGTCCTGAAAGAGTGTCTTTGATCTCTTTCTCTGGACGCTTGCAGAAGAAACATACTAGATCTTCATTAGTGGACAGCGGGTCGAGTCTCTCTTTTGGATAATCGCTGTGATTTGTTGCCATGTTATCTCCTTAAAAAACAACTGTTTTAGCCACTGTATTTATTTCAATTCAACAAAACGTATTTTGTAAAACAGCTAACTACTTAACTATGACATACGAAATTCAAGATTTTATCGGTATTTTTCCTAATGTAGTATCAGATCAAACCTGTGATAAACTCATAGAGCATTTTGAATACATTAAAAATCTAGGACACTCTAGTTCTAGAAAAAGTGCCGAGGGTACTAGATTCATAGACAAAGACAACGAAACTTATTTTTTAAAAGCAGACGGCGATTCAGTGATCAGTGATCTTGATCATTATTTTACCCAAGAATTTGTCAACGTATTTTGGAACTGTTTTGAAGCCTATCAACAGAAGTACGGAGTTGTTGAAACAGTGGGCAAGTTGGGATTTACTGGCAAATTTAAAATACAGAAAAATCAGCCTGGCGAGGGCTATCATGTTTGGCACTGTGAGCAGGGCGATATAGTTAGTAGTCCTAGATTGCTGTTAGTTATTCTATATCTTAATACTGTCGAAGAGGGCGGAGAAACGGAATTCTTATATCAACATAAACGAATTCCAGCTACAAAAGGAACTATGGTCATAGTTCCTGGATCATTCACGCACACTCATCGAGGAAATCCTCCGTTGCAAGGCGACAAGTATATCATGAACACATGGGTACAATTTTTAGAATAATATGAAAACATTAAAACGAATTGCAATTGTAGGTGGCGGAACTGCAGGACTAGTAACTGCATTGATACTAAAAACAAGATTTCCGTCATTTGACATTGACCTTATTAGATCAGAAAAAATAGGAATCGTGGGAGTAGGTGAGGGCAGTACAGAGCACTGGACTGCATTCATGGACTATATCGGGGCACACTATTTTGATATTGTAAAAGAATGCGACTCAACTTTTAAATCGGGTATTTTGTTTAAGGATTGGGGGGAGAAAGATTTTTTACAAAGTATCAGTTCTGGTTTTAGTCAAACAGACAAAAAATACCACTACGCTTATGCCAAACAAATTGCCAATAATGCAGAGCCTAGAGAACTGATGTCTTCACATACCTGGGACAGCAGTGTTAATACCTGGTTCATGTCTAATCATGCATCATCCCCTGTACTACAATTTCATTTCAACACTCACAAACTTAATGATTTCCTAACCATGGTTAGCGAGCATAAAGGCATTAGAATTTTTGATGATGAAATTGTTGATGTCGACCTCAACGAACAGGGTGAGATTTCCTCTATCAAAGGCAACAAAGACTCGTATGAATATGATTTTTATGTTGACTCTACAGGATTTAAAAGACTGTTGATCGACAAACTAGGAGCCAAGTGGGTTTCCTATTCGAAATATCTTAAAATGAAATCGGCCATCATGTTTGCTACTGATATGCCTGAGGACAACATTCCCATGTATACCACGGCACAGGCCATGGACTACGGCTGGATGTTTTCAATTCCTACATATGGTAGAACCGGCAACGGTTACATCTTTGACAGCGACTACATTGATCGAGATGCAGCTCATGCAGAATTAGAAAAATTTCTAGGAAAATCTGTAGAAATTAATAGAGAAATAAATTTTGCACCTGGCGCACTAGATACTCCGTGGATTAAAAATTGCTGTGCAGTTGGACTTAGTGCTAGTTTCGTTGAACCGTTAGAAGCATCTTCAATCGGCACCAGTATACAACAGGCATTTTTGCTGTCTGATTTAATCATAAACTACGACGAGCCTGTGATTAAAAAATACAATAGTCTAATGAATGGTATTTTGGAAAACATTAGAGACTTTATAATTCTACACTATCTAACAAAAAAATCAAACACCGAGTTTTGGATTGCTGCTAGAAATGTAGAGTTACCCGATTCGTTGTCTGCTAAATTAGATATCTGGAAAAACAAATTACCAACACTCGACGATTTTACAGATTCTAGTCAGTATAGACTATTTTCAGATTCGCATCATATTTTGGTATTACACGGACTAGGATTATTAGATGCAGATAAAGTAAAACAAGAATACGAGTTTATGGTTGATCACGATTTAAAATTAAGGGCAAACGAAGTAGTTGATCATGCATTGAATTTGAGATGTCAAACTATTCCGCATAGAACTATGATTGAATACATTAGAAATATTAAAAACGAGAACTATTAATGAGACTTTTTACCTTTGGCTGTAGCTTTACAAATTATAATTGGCCCACATGGGCAGATCTTCTAGGGCAAGAATTCGGAGCATTCCATTACAATTGGGGATATGCCGGACTAGGCAATAGGGCCATAGCAGAACGCATAGCCGAATGCCATGCTCGTATGGAAATCACCAAAGACGATACCGTGATTATACAATGGTCCAGTCCGTTAAGACATGACTACATGAGAACCAATGTTAGAAAAACCGAAGGCACCTTTTGGGCTACTCACGGCAGTGTGTTTTCAAAAGAAAATGCCAAGGTATTTGACTATAAATGGATCAATACGTTTTGGGATGAAAAAGCATATCTTATTCACACGTTGAATAACATCACGTTAACCATTCAGTTCTTAGAAGGCATAGGTTGCAAATGGATGATGACATCTATGAACGATCTTCAACTAGTGGGCAACGAACTAGGAGACAAGACGTTTGGTGGGGAGTATCAACCCAAGCACAAAATGAGAAAATTCTATGATATATTTCCCGATCTTGTATTTTACAAAGAACATATTTGGGATCGATACAAAGACAAGTGGACTGGTCCTATAATTGATGCTGTAGAAGAAAGTCCAGAATTGTCTTGGAGTTTTAACTTTGATAAAAATAGAGACATAGAAAAGTCATATCCTGTAAAGAATGGTGTATGGGAAGAAGCTCATCCAACTCCGAGACAACATGCTATTTGGATGCTGAAACTCAAAGACGATATGGGACTAGAACCAAGACTCACTCACGAACAGATTAATTTAATTACTAGTATCGAATCTATTAAAAACAGCACTAAAACTTTTAAAGAATTTGAAGACGGTGTTATGAACACAGAGTGGTTTATACAACGGCAGTACAGAGGTTTATAACTTTACGTACCAGTCTTCTTGTCCTGACTGTTCAACATTTACTCGGGCATAGTTGTTGCGTGTTAACAGATCGTAAATAGGCTGTCTGTTTTCTGTAAACGCATGTTCTACAGTAAAACACTTTACGTTGTATTTGTTAAAATCAAAAGTTTTAAGTATATTATATTCGCTGCCCTCAGTATCTAGACTAATGTAGTCTATGTCTGTGGGGGCATTGTAAAGCTCTAAAAGATCATTCAGTGAAATAGTTAGAACATTGATTGTTGAAAACGATTTGTCAATTTCTTGATCGATGCTAGACAAATGCGATTTTAATCCTGATCTAAAATTCCAGCCAAAGAACTGATTGTCGTCTACGCAAAACTTAAATGGTAATATTTTACCAGTTTCTGAGTATACACAGAGTGTACTAACAGACGAATCTCTACAATTAAAAAGACTTTGCATAAAAACTGGATTTGGGTCTACACAGATGCCATTCCACTTATAAAATTTTTCTAGTATAAATGTATTAGAACCTGTTATCCCATCGGCCGCACCGATATCAACAAAAAATCCGTGTTCTTTGTAGGATACTCGATCTAAGACAAAAAAGTCTTGACCGTTTTCTGCTAGTTTAAGTTGGCTTCCTGCTGGTCCCATTATTTTATTATACACCTTTTAAGTTGAGGAATCCATAACACATCGATTGCTGATTCGTTAAATGTTCTAACTGCATCGTCGAATGTATCCACTAACGGTTCTCCTGCAAGATTAAAACTTGTGTTGAGAAGAACCGATGTTCCTGTTTGTTTTTTAAATTCCTGTAACAAGTCGTATATGTGCGGTATGTTTTCCGATACTGTTTGAACTCTACAGGTGTTGTCTACGTGTGTTACGCCCGGTATGTTTTTGTCCGTTACTGTAAAAGATACCGTCATAAACTCTGAACTAGTTAATCCCAAGGTTTCAAAATGTTTTTGAAAATCTTCTTCCAGCACCATTGCTGCAAACGGGCGATACCATTCTCTTCTTTTAATACTGTTTACAATATTCTTGGCATCGGGATTCCTTGCATCAAACAGTATCGATCTATTTCCTAGTGCTCTTGGACCGGACTCTGCTAGGCCGTTAAATACCGCAACAGTTTTTTGATCTTTCAAAAACCCAGCGATTATTACTTCGTCGCAAACCACTCCGATATCATTAGGAATTATAGACTCTTCACCATGAACAAAAGTATGTTTAATTGGGCGTATGATCTTATCCCCCGACAGTGTTTTGTAAAGATGCAAGGCACTGCCTATGCTGTTACCGCTGTCGTCGGCCAGCGGCTCAAAATAAAAATTAACGCCGGGAAGATTTTTAATATAATATTGATTAGCCACAACATTAAGACCGTATCCTCCGGTAACGCAAACATTTTTAATTCCTGTTTTTTCTACCCAATATCGTATCATGTCTAAAACCACTGCTTGTGTTTGCTTTTGAACTTGATACGCATAATCTGCATAAAATTGAAAATTTTCTTCAGTTACCGCAGAGGCTATTTTTAAAATATAATCTTTGTACATGGGCGTATTATGTCCGTCCATTACAAACTGTGCGTGAAGAAATTTATGATCTAAAGGTCGGCCGTTTTCAAACAGATTAGGAAATTCTTGATCTTTCCCGTAAGAAGCCAATCCCATGGTTTTACCATTTTCCAATGGCTTCTGATTAATCAAACTGGTAGCTGATTCGTAGACTTTGACTACACTCATTGAACTGTCAACATTATAGTCACGTCTTTGATCTTTAAAAAGTTTAGCCATTGCAAATCTTTTTAAATCCGATTCAGATCCTACATCAGTTACCCAAAAATTCTTGTGCAGAGTATTGAACACCTGTTCTCGATCAACATAAAATACTGTTTCTGCTTCTCTGGCAAAATCGTCTATTAGTGAACCATCTCTGTCAACAACAAATACTAGAGCATCTTCGAATCCGCTATTGAAAAAGGCTAGACTAGCGTGAGCCATATGATGAAATTGACAATAGTCTGTTACCGGGCAGTTAAATATTTTTTTAAGTTGCGTTACAATATATTTCACGCATGGATCATTTCCGGTGGGTGCTGCAATACACACATGATCTACCGGATCTTTAACAGTTTCAATAAGTTTTTGTATGGCTAGCACAGGCGGGCCATCTCGCTTAGATCTGGATAATCTTTCTTCTTTGAAGTAGTATTCAAGTTCGCCATTATTGATCACGGCAACAGAACTGTCATGTAGCGGACTTACGCCTATAATTCTCATTCTTCATTCCACGGAAGTGTTTCAGAGAAAGCCCATAGGTTATCAAACACCATAGTTTTTCTTTTTAGTTCTCGGTGAGCATACCTTTCTAATTCTTTAAGGGTGTCTTCACCGTGGCCGGTCTTTACTAGAACAGGGATAGCACCTATTCTATCGGCTGCTTTGAGATCGCTGATTTTATCTCCTACAAATGCACCACCTTTGAACTTAACGCCTAGTTCTTTTTCTGCACGTTTAAACATTCCTACATTGGGTTTAGCATAGATATCTTCTTTGAGATTGGTGGTGCTATAATATATTCCGTCGATGCTAGAACAACCTGCCTTACCTAACATTTCTAGCATTCTAGCATTAACTGATTCTACATCGTCCGGTGTTAGTACACCTTTCATGATGCCTGCTTGATTGGTTAGTATCACAATATTGTAACCTTTTGCTCGCAGCATGGCCACTGCTTCTAGACTTTTAGAAATGGGGACAAAATTATTAGGATCTCTAATATATCCCACGTCTTCGTTGATAGTCCCGTCTCGATCTAATCCTACGGTAATTTTAAATCTAGCTATGGTCATAGTACATCCATATTAAACGCTATACTAACTCTTTCGGTATCGGCTAGCTGTTGGCTAACTTTGTGTGGCAAATAACTAGGGAATATCAATAACATTCCTGTATGAACACGGCAAACAGTTTGTGAACTGTTTAAATCGTTATGATACACTTTGGTAGCTTTGTAAGGCCAACTAGAGTCGAGAATATTAGAGTTCATAAAACAAATTGTAGCATCATTGTCCTGTGCTTGTACATAATAAACACCGCTCCAAATGTTTGGGCAATGGTGATGCTGTTCGTGATAACTGTATTTTCTATTAATATTTGCCCAAGATTGAGTAAAATTCAGTTCACCTGCAAGTCCAGTATGGGTGTGTACCGTAGTTACTGCATTATGAACAAATTTTGCTAGATCCTGTAGACAAGGTTCTTTGAATAGTTCTGTTTTACTGTAAAAAGTAGTGTAGCTGCCTGGGGAATATCTTTGAGATATGTCAACAGTATCCTCTTCTTCAATTTTTTTAATTCGATCAACTATGGAAGTTTGAAGTTCGTTGGCTCGAGGATACTCAAATTTAAACAGGGGCAAGGGAAAAAGAAATTGAGTTTCCATATTATACAATATTCATTTTGTTTTACCGTGATGGAAAAAGTCAATGAGACTGAGATGAGGAATACTTTTTAGTTTTCTAGCTTGTTCTATGTCATAAAAATTCTTTAGTTCTCTATTAGCTATTGCTGATAGATTATTTGATGGGTCGGCATCAAACTTGTATCCGTACTGATTTAGTAAACACACCCAGCTGGTCAAACTGAACATGGCATAGGTATTGGGTTCAAATTTGTGAGTTAAAGAATTTCTAAATTTTGAATCTTGCATAACTCGTTGAATAAACAATTGCTTATCTGAAGGTTGAAACTTTGATCTAACATGATCCCAAAATGCTCCAGGATTTGTGCTGTCTGAATAATGCATGTTTACAAAGTCTATGACATTTTCAAAGTAACTGGTCATCATAGAATTGTATAGTTCTATGTCGGCGTCATTGTAAAAACTAATGCGTAATCTTTGTTCTAGAGTTTGAACACCTTTGATGATTAAACTAATACCTGTGCTTTCTAAAGGTTCAACAAATCCTGCACTAAGACCAATAGACACTACGTTTGTTTCCCATGCATTTTTAATATAGAACGGTGTCCAGTCAATGACTCGAATACTATCTCGATCTAGCCTACCGTTCCAATATTTCACAAGATAATCTTTGGCATCTTCTGGGTCCGTTACAGATCGATTAAACACTAGTCCAGATCCAATTCTACTTTTAGTAGGAATTCTCCAGATCCATCCGTGTTCAACAGCATCACAAATAACATAGGGTCTTGTTTCTTCTTCAACATCTTCAAAAGGAATACGACCAGCTACCGCAGTATCGCAGAACAGTCTGTCAGTGACGTCAACTTTCTTTTGAGTTTTAAGTAGGCTGGCAAAACCTGTGCAGTCGACAAATAAATCAGCTTTGATCAACGTGCCATCGATTAATCCCAAACTGGTAATTTCATTTTGTTTGCCCCGATTAACCTGTACTACTTCTTTCTTTATAATCCTAACTTCTTCTTTGATTCTTTCTTGTATGTAAGTTACAAGTTTTCCGGCATCTATGTGGAATGAATACAAACCAGCATCACTGTAGTCTACCTTGTTATGCCTAACCGCACTATCGTACATCATGCAAGCGTAGTCTTTGTACTCGAGATCATTTCTATAGGCTAGAAATTCCCAAAGATTACATTGGTAGTCGCTGTATCTTAGTGCAGTAAAAAACGGATGCCAAATATCCGAGCCAGGAGTTTGCCAGTTTGAAAAAAGAATGCCTGCTTTGAATGTAGCATCAGTGTTTACAAACCAGTCTTCAAAATTAAATCTACACTGTTGCATGAAGTCAAAAAAATCTAAAATAGTTCCTTCGCCTACTCCTATAGGAGTTCCTACTTCTTTATCTATAACAACAACTTCAACGTTGGGCAAATTTCTTACTAGATATGCAGCACTCATCCATCCGGCAGTTCCTCCACCTACAATTACTATTTTCATTCTATACCTTTATATAAAAAATTGTTGGTTTAACCGGTATACGCCATTGACAAACATTTCTGGTTTTATATACGCACTGTGAAATACATTCTGACTGTATACAATCATTCTATTATATTTCATTTCTACCATACCCACACGTTTCCAATCACCGCAGTCATCAACTACGAAATGATCCGGTGCAATTTTTCCTTGTTTATCTACAGTGGTTGCTGTGACTTTATCAGCGTAAACATTGCCGTCGAATGTATAAAAAGAAGTACCGCCTGCACACTCTTCGGGTGTGTTTAGGTATACTGCCGAGGCAAAAAATCTTTTATCTGGAAAATCAATGTGTGGAAGTCTTGGAGGTAAATTGTCAGAAGTCATAACATTTACCATAAAGGTGGCTCTTTTAAAACTTTCGATGAAATAACTTGATTCGTATTGGCTGTGAATATCTGGCCAAACTTCTTTTATTATTTTATCGTAATGGGCACCGAGATGATCTAACACATAAAATACGCTGATTCTTCCGCTGTCTGCACCGTAAGGAAGATTATTTAAAATTCTTTCATTACTGCTAGGCGGGATTGTTAATGCTAAATTTCTTACTAGATCTGGATTTTTATAAAAATCATCGACAACAGCGACTCGAACACCAAAGGGCTCGATCTCGATTACTGAAAGTTTGTAATCAGGATTAATTTCAAAAACTTCAAGCTCATTTATAAAATTTTTAATCATTGTTTTTAACTTCTATAATCACACCGTATTCTGGAAGATATAGATATTCCATAAGACTGTTAGCTAGTGTACGTACTGCGTCGTCTAATGTTTCTACTAGTGGTTCTCCACCTAGATTAAAACTGGTATTAAACAAAATTGGCATTCCGCTGACCTTGTAAAATTCAGTGATCAGATCATAGTAGTGAGGATTCTGTTCACGTTTAACAGTTTGTATACGGCAGGTTCCGTCTATGTGGATAATACTTGGAATCTTTTCAGCTACACCTGGTTGGCAATTCATAGCATACATCATGTGAGGACTTTGTTCCATACCGCGCATGTCGAACCATTCGTGGGCATGTTCAGCCAATATGCTGCCTGCGAAAGGTCGGAAGTATTCTCGACGTTTAACAAGATTTACAAAGTCTTTGCCATCCTCAAATGTTGGATCAAAAAGAATACTACGATTGCCCAATGCTCGTGGACCGTTTTCTGAACGTCCTTGAAACAAGGTAACAATGTTCTTTTTTCTTAATAGGTCGACTACAGTTGAGTGACTTGCTTCAAACACTCTGGTAGCATTGTATTTTTCAGCGACTGCGGTGATTTGTTCTTGGGTGTACTCGTACTTAGGTCCAAGATATAAACTATCTGCATACGCTCGAACTTTATCATTGTTAGATATTCTATGATGAACTAATAATGCTGCACCTATACAAGTGCCTGCATCATTAGAAATAGGCTCAACATAAAAGTTAATGCCTTCGTCTTTTAATTGTTCTAGATACCAGTAATTGGCCACACAGTTTAGTCCGTAACCCCCGGAAAACACTACATTCTTAACACCAGTTTTGGCAACAGCTTTTCTAATAACTGCCAACGCTTCTGCTTGACTTTGAGTCTGGATAGCATAGGCCATGTCTCGACGATTCTGTAACAAGGTCACGTCGTCTTTGTTTTTCCATACACTTTCTGGAGTGGCTAGTTCTGCATATCTGCCAAAGTTAACTTCAGCTCCATTGGGGTAAGTGGGGATAATTAAATTTCGATCAGTGGTTCGCCAATCGCCGCCGCCACCGTCTGAATAGATAGGAGGAATTTTGTCGTTGGGTTTACCGTAAGGAAATAGTCCCATGGTCTTACCGGCTTCGATGGGTGCCCATCCACAATACTGTGTTACTGCTTCGTAGGCTTTGGTAATACCTGCAGTATCGTCGATGATAAGTTCGTGTGTGCCCTCTTCTCCAAATTGCTCTGAGGAGAAATCTTCTATACGAGCTCCGCCCCAGGGGCCTCGTCCACCTTGATGTTTGTACACAGTTTTAAAATCAGCTGGATACCCGCAGGTAAAAATACTTTCTAATTCCCAAGTCATTTCAGTGTTGTTACCGATCTGCATAGGAATAAAAGTTCCTGCACCGTCTACAATAACTGCCACTGCATTATCAAATCCTGACCGATAAAATGCACAGGCAGCATGTAACTTGTGATGCATATGGCTAAGATCGATAACTTGAGGATGATCATACAGATTGGCTTTGCGATCTATTAGACCTAATTTTCTAGCCAGGCCAGTGTACACATCGTCGCCGGTAAAGTCTACATGACCTGCAGTATCTTTCAGCGGTTGCGTGTGCGCCACTACTAGATAGTCTAATCGATCTGTATATTCTAGGATCTTAATCATCGAAGCATACGGACCGCCGTCGTACTTGTGTCTACTTAATCTTTCTTCTTCGATAGAAAAAACAATTTCTCCGTCTTTCAAAAGACAGATACCTGAATTGTGTCCTCTAGTAATCGCTGCTATCCACTGTGTCATATTTTTTTTCCGTGTTAATTATTAATTGGCTTTAAGGAGCCGCCTGTTGTTGAAAACAAGGCTTTGGCTGATTCTTGAGGTTTAACATCGCAGCAGCCAGCTTGTGCATCAACAGGTTTAAATTCACCTTTGAATCTAGTAGATTTGCCTAATCTCTTTTTAGCAGATTGTATAACTTGTTGAACATGATCTTTACTCATCTCCATAACTTCGTCGTTGGCTCGTTCAATATGGTCTTCCATTGATATCCTAATTGGGCTGTATTTTCTTTTGCCTTCTCCGAGATCGATGATGTCGAAGTCTTTGCATTCAGGATATGTAATATTAACAGGAAATGTTGAGCCTGTTACAATGGTCGCTGTTTTACCTAACGCTCTAGCGATGTGTTGGCCCACACTGTCACAACCTATAAAATGATCTGCTACATCTATGATGCCAGCCCAGATTCTTAAGTCTGGAATTTGCGGCATAGCTACAGGATATTTTCCACTGTCGTTTTCTTCAAGCGCAATAGGAAACTCGCTCATTAAAATAACTGCGTATTCTTTTTTAAGATCGTTAACAATATCCAGCACACTGTTTAGATGAAGACTGCGCGAACTAGGATCTGCTACAAAATCTCCTTGATTTTGTATGCCTCGGCCAAATGGTTGTATAACCACTGCCTTGTCGAATCCTGTTTTAAACTTAACTTCTTGTACAACATTAAATCCTTGTACAACTTCGTATTTGTTTAGTACTACCTTGGGAGCAGGCAGCTCTCTAATGCCCTTGTTGTTGATAAAAATATCAAAGGCCTGTGCTAGACTACATTTTTGATTGTAGTATTCCCATACTCGATAGGGTTCAGGAGTTATACAATCTCTATGTTTGATATGCTGATCAAACAATCCTTTATGCCAATTGTCATAGGCTCGATCGTGTAGTATAGGATGTCCTTTATAGAAATCCATGCCGCCCTCGCAGACGATGATAAAATCTTCGTCAGTTTCGGCTAACTTTTCAAATGCAGGAATTGAACAGATAACGCGGCCTGCACCGCCGTTGATAAAATACGCTTTTGGTCTAGACACTGTAAATCCTTATATGATTTATTTTATGCTCACATTATTCTAAATGCAAGCTATTTATAGTGGGATATTACAGTGGTGAATTATTTTAGAGGCTCAGTAAAATAATGATGTTCAAACAGTCTATCAAAATGCACATGCGATCTAGCACTGTATACTACATTTAAATTTGGAGAGAACGGATTTCCATTTTTTACTGGATCGGACATTACAGATTTTAAGTATTCAATAAGACCGGTTGATTTTAAATGTTCGGTGCAATTTTTAGTTGCTGTTCTCCAAAACTCTGTATCATGTTTACTGCCGCCATGATAAAAGAAACAGATCAGATCTTGCAGTTTACGTGCCAGTTGAATTGCATCTATATTTGTTTGTAACATTGTTTCTAAATTATTGTTTTCGTTAGCGATAATATGTTTTTCATATAATGCATTTAATCTAGAATACATGTACATAGACGTTGCTGACATAGGTTCAAAAAATCCAAAACGATTACCACTTTTAAATATTCTTCCGTCTGCTGCTTCTTTGGCATAGTAGCTTTTAAATGAATATTCGATATTGTTTAGCTGGTCAACGGGAACATTAATTAATTTTGAAAAATTTTGTTTGGCTGTTTCTGCGTCGGTGATTGTGTCATTGAATAGGTAGCCATAACTTTGCCTAGTTGTTAATGGAATTTCAAACATCCAGCCGTCTACTGTGGCTCTGTGTCCGGTATAATTCCAAGTTCCGGGTTGGTCAATATTGTGTACATGACAGTGATTTACAGGCATTTTATCACAGATATGGTACTCTGTGTAGTCTTTTGGAAAACCTCGGCAGTCTATAACATAATCAAAATGGTATAGGTCTCCGTTTACTTTGATATGAACTCCGGTTGCCTGTAGTGCATCGTTGAAAATGTTGTCAAGAGATTCTACATGACCTTCAACTACTTTGAATTTTTCAGGCCACAAAGAGTTTAATCTTTCAAACGCAAATTCTTTGAATTTAAAATTATTAAAATGTATGGCAGATCGTCCTTCTAATAACGGACTATCGATATAATGGTCCTTCCAATCAATGTAACGTGTGGCAAATTTATAAGTTCCATCTAGCTTGCCGACATCGTCAAGCATACTAAAGTTTAATCCGTATTCGACATTCTGAATAAATGCAGGATTCGTGCTTTCGCCGATGCCTATAATTTTTATATTAGGATCATGTATTGATACGATGTCCCAATTATTATCAAACACAGAACAAAAATGAGATAAACTCAATATTCCAGCACTGCCGGTTCCTATTACAGCTAGACTTTTCTTTTTCATGAAAATATTTATAAATGAAATATCGAGCCACAAAAAAACAGCACCGAAGTGCTGTTTTTTAATATTGCATAAACACTGTTATGCGTTATCTCTAGCTATTCTAGGATCAATCTCTTTAGATTTGGCCTTGTATTCTGGAGATGTCGGAAACATTTTTGCTGCCTGAAACGGAGGAATGTGTGCCAATGCTGTTGGAAGATCTCTCAACAATTGACGATAATCTCTCCATTTTTGTTGTAGTTCTGCTGGCATGTCATCACTGATTTTTCCGTCAGTGTCTGATAGGAATTTATTGCGTAATTCTTTAATATCATCCCAAGTAACATCCATGCGTCCTTCATTTTCCCAACCTTTGACTGGTAGATTAAACTTGCCTGTTTCAAAATCATAGGTAATACTAAATTCGTCATAGATATCTCTTGGCTCCATTTCGTCGGTGTACCAAGTGTGATTATATCCTGGTGGGCCTTCGTGGAGAATTTTCCACTCTCTAAATGTGCGGAATTCTACAGCAGCTGGATCACCATGATCGTTGGCGATTTCGCAGACTAATGCATTTTCGTCATTAAGTGTGCAGTCCACTGTGATTCTTACAGCATTTAACGGACAGGGTTTTTCTAACTCTCTTTCAGTAGTCAAGCACCAGCCGTTTTCTCTTCCGCTTTCTTTGTCAATTTCAAAGGTTAGAAATCTTGGACCTTTATATGTCCACGTGCCGGTTCTGCCAGCGGTAAACTCTGTGCTTCTCCATTCGTCGGGCATAGGCCAGGTAAAAGTTTTTTCAATTCTTGGGTTTTCGTAAGCCATTTTATTATTTCTCCAAATCTATTTATAATTACATATAAGTTATTCTTACAACACCAGAGCCGCCCATGCCCATTCCCGCTGCGCATTGCTTTGCAAAGTTGTCGCAATAACTACTTGATCCGCTTGGACCGCCACCTGCGGGCCAATTAGTATAACATCCGCATGAACACCAATTGTCCGAGGAAGATGTCGACATACTTCCGCCAATGATCGGAGGACTACCAGTCCAAGATGTTGTTCTATAACAGTGGCAAGCACCAAATCCTGGTCTAAATCCTACTGTGCCCATCATTCCTAGATCAGCACCAAAAAATCCGCAGATGTTACAGTTAGCACATCCGCTGTCATGGTGTCTTGGACCCCATGCGTCACCATTACACATCCAACCGCCGCAACCTCCAGTAACACAGAAATTGCTTAAACCTGTTCCATTAACATATGATCTACAACCCATGCCTGCATCGCAGGTATGTGACCAATGACAAGGCCATGCGCCGCCAGCACACACAGTATATTGCTGACCAGGGGTTGTAGCCACAGTTCGTGCAGCATAATTGCCACCTGCACCACCAATTGAGAAAGAACAGCAGTTGCAACAGGTATGTCCTGCACCACCGCCACCACCTGACCAAATTTCAAAAGTCACCGATGTTACATTTGCGGGTACAACAAACAAACAGCATTTGCCGTTGGCTTGTTCACAACATCCTTGTTGACAATTTCTGCAGGCCAAACCTCTTTCGTTAAAGATCCACATTACACCGTAATTGTTACCGGCGCCAGCAGCCACAGCAGCTCCTGGAACAACTCCGCTATTAGACGCATTGATGCTGTCTGCTGTAATTCTTTTATAGCTGGAATATGATGCCATTATTATTTTCCTATATTAAGCGTAAGTTATTCTTACAACACCAGAGCCGCCCATGCCCATACCAGCGCCACACTGTTTTGCAAAGTTGTCGCAATAGCTAGACACACCTGGTAGCCCGCCACCTGCTGGCCAGTTAGTATAACATCCGCATGAACACCATGCTTCTGTAGCTGCGATGCCCATCATTTTTCCAATGAATGGAGCAGTTCCTGTAAACGATCCGTCTGCACCCGAGCAGTGACAGCCCATGTGTCCGATTTTATGACCGCCTGTACCTGATATGCCAAAGTCTGCTCCAAATGATCCGCAGATGTTACAGGTTGCGCAACCGCTGCCCATTTCTCTACGACCCCATGCATCTCCATTACACATCCAACCTCCGCAGCCGCCTTGGACGCAGAAATTGTTTAAATTAAATCCGTTGATATATGATACACATCCGCCTGCTGCTTCACAGGTATGTGACCAGTGACAGGGCCATGTGCCTGCTGCACATATCGTGTATTGACATCCTGGTGCTGTGGTTATGGTTCTAACAGCATAGCTACCGCCCATGCCTCCGATGGCAAATGAACAGCAGTTGCAACAGGTTTGTCCTGGACCACCGCCACCACCTGACCAAAGTTCAAATGTGATTCTAGTAACTTTTGCGGGCACAGTAAACAGACAGCATCTGCCGTTGGCTTGCTCGCAACAGCCTTGTTGACAGTTGTGACAGGCATGCCCACGATCGTTATAAATCCATTGTTGCGTGGGTTTTGTTCTTGCTCCGTGAGCTAATGCCGTGCTGGTAACGACTCCGTCTGCTAGGTCGTCTGTGGTAATTTTTTTATAGCTAGAATATGATGCCATTTTTATCCTTACGCAAAAGTAATTTTAACAATACCAGAGCCGCCCATGCCCATACCTGCTGCGCATTGCTTTGCAAAGTTGTCGCAATAGCTAGAGCCACCACTCATACCTCCGCCAGATGGCCAATCTACATAACATCCGCATGAACACCAAGCTTCTGTATTTGATGTGGTCATAAATTTACCAATAAACGGTGCCGATCCAGTCATGCTAGTTACACCGTTACAACGGCACATGGATTGTCCCATTTTAAATCCTGTGGTGCCCATCATGCCAAAGTCTGATCCAAAGAATCCGCAGATGTTACAGTTAGCACATCCTTGTCCAAAGTGTTGTAAGCCACCACCACCCCAAGCATCACCATTACACATAATACCGCCGCAACCTCCAGTAGCACAGAAATTACTAAGATTACATCCGTTTACGTATGATCTACAGCCTTCAGCTGCATTACAAGTATGCGACCAATGACACGGCCATGATCCGCCAGCACACACTGTGTAAGTCCAAGTTGGGCAAACTGCTACAGTTCTAACTGCATAGTTGCCACCTGCACCGCCAATTGAGAATGAGCAGCAGTTGCAACAGGTATGTCCTGCTCCACCGCCACCACCTGACCATATTTCAAACGTTGCACATGATACTGTGGCTGGTACTGTCCATTGACAGCATTTGCCGTTGGCTTGTTCACAACAGCCCTGTTGACAGTTAAGGCATGCCATGGCTCGTTCGTTATAAATCCACAGCACTCCTCGGTTCTGTCCAGCGCCAACAGCCATCTTTGCGGTGGTAACCACATCTGGTTGAAACTGATCGCTTAAAACTTTTTTGTAACTTCCGTAACTTGCCATATATACTCTCGATTAGATTGAGAAGATTCTCCAGCCAAAAGTTGCGCCAGAAAATATTAACTCAAATGCAGCACTTTCAGATGTTACTGTTAAATTGTCTGCGTCACCTTGGATCAACTGACCATTTCTAGCTACAATGAATGCGTTAGTGTCAAAGGTTTTTGCCGCGTCTAAAAATCTAATAGAATCACCAACAGCCGGTGAACTTGGCAGTGTTGCTGTAACTCCGCCGCCGGATGTGTTTACAAAATAACCATTAGACGCAACTGCATTGAATCCAGTGGTCTGTACTGAATATACAAAAGGTCTTGGTGCAGCCCATGTAGTATTACCTAAAGTATCAGATGTTAATACATGATTATTCGATGTAGAAATTGCCGCAGGCAGTGTAATTGTATAATTGCTGGCTATAGTAGCAGGAGCTTGAATAGCTACATAATTAGAACTATCAGCATCTGCCAGTCGAATGTCACCTTGCGCATTGATTGTGATATCACCAATGAATGTTGTGGAGTTATTGACCTGTACTATGCCCGTACCGTTCGCGGTCAGCGATAAGTTTGAGTTGGTATCAACTGTTCTAACAGTGTTGTTTTCGACGGATAGCTGACCAATACCGCCGGGTACAACACCTACTGTAACCTTACGTCCCATTATCTACCCCTTTAAGCAGTTGATGTTTCGATGCCGTATGCAACAGCTGACGTGCCAGATCCACTGGATCTAACCACAATCTTTTCTGTAGCCTTCAATACGATACCTGTTCTTTCTAGAACACCTTTAGCCAAAACTGTGGCATCGAATTCGATCCACTCTGAGTCTGTAGGTGCTGCTAAATCCGATACTGCTATTCTAACAGTTGTGCTGCTTGCCGATCTGTTGCACAAGCTCACAGTTACCACCGCAAAGGTGTTGTCTGGGCAAGTGTACAGAGTGGTATTCACAGCTGCTGCTAGATCTCCGATTCCTAATCTTCCTGTAGCCATTTTTTAATCTCCGTTTTATTTATTTAAAGTAATAGTTCAATGCTAGCGGTACGCCAGTGACGCCTCTTCTAAACTCAAATGTAGCATTGATGTTTATACCTACACCTGTAGTTGTAGTTATCTGATTTGAGTTAATGAATATAGAACCTGCTGTAACGCTGTTAACGTTTAGAGCAGCTCCACCGCCACCAATTTGTGATGCAATATACGCTTTAATAGCTCGCTGTGTTGGTACAACATTGTCAGAATCTGCTGTAAAGAATGGATCTGTACTGAATTCTGTAATTGTTGCAGAACCGCCACCTAGCGTAACGTTACCTAGGTTAAGTTCTTGTAGTCCAGAAATATTAAATGCGTCAGCATTCAAAGTTGCAATACCAGTTGACTGTTCGATACTAAACAATTCGCCAACTCGGAAGTTACCGTCCTGGTCAGTTGAAGTGTAGAACACTCGTCCACCGTTGTTTGCCACAGTTTCGTGACTTGGAATTGGATCTTGTGTTGGTGCGCCTGGATAGTTTGTTTCCACAAAGTTACCAGTACCAATGTCCAAGAAGTCGTGTCCTGTTAAACGAACCTGACTGTATCTAATTCTAGTTGTAATTCCAGTACCGTGTGCAGGAGCTTCGTTGATTGTGATTGCTGGACTTACCTGGAAGAATGCTGTGTAACTACCATCAGTGTCTCCAAGGAATGTTACCACTGTAACCAACTTGAATGTTCTATCAGGCAAGCTGTCAAACACCACGTTAGATCCAGGAACTGGTCTCTGTGACAATCTTCTGACAGCTACAAACGATCCAGTTTGGAAGAAATCTGCGTATCCGTTACCGCTGAATATTTCTGCTGATCCAGTTGCGTAACCTACTCCGCGATTATTAAATGTCGGAGTAGCCAATACACCCGAACCCACTCTCACTGTGAACGGTGCTGCAAATACATCATTAGGATCAGTTATAGTCATCGTTGGAGCAGATGTATATGCAGATCCTGGCTCTGTGATTCTAATTGCAAAGATTCTATTTTGTGCCACGAATGCACGAGCTCTAGCTCTTGCACCGCAGATTATTTCACTGGTATTGGTAGCACCACTAGAACTTATAGTGCGGAATCTTGGAGTTTGTGCAACATTACCAAAGGCCACACTTGCATTGTTTGAAGTGCTAATGGTCCTAGATGTCCAAACAAGACCGCTTTCTGAGCTAGATGCTGTTGTTGTGTTGCCTACTGCAAGGAATACACCTTGACCATAAGTTACACTGTTATAAGCACCGCTGGTTATTGTGCCAGCCTCCCAGTCAAAACCATTCAAGCTGTAGGCCGATGCTGTGCCAGTTGAACTAGACACTGCAACGAATCTGTTGTTACCAAATGTTACTGAACTCCAGTTTGAAGTTGCTGGCAAGACTCTGGTTAACCATGTAACGCCGCCGTTCACTGAGCTTACAGCATTAGTACCGCCACTGGCCACTGCTACCCACTTGTTTGCACCAAATGTAACTGATGACCATGTTGTGCTTACAGGTAATACACCTCCTAGCGTCCATGATACTCCACCATTGTCTGAATAAGCAGAATCTTGACTGCCTGTTTTGAGTGCTACAAATCTTCCATCACCGTAGGCTATGGTATTCCATGTACCAGAACTTGGCAAGTTGCCACCAGTAGTCCATGTTACGCCGCCGTCGTCTGAGTAAGCAGTTGCATTGCTGCCTGTAACAATAGCTACTATTCTAGTAATCAACGGAGTGACTGTTGCATCGCCAAATCCTGCTGCGTTTGCAATAAAGTCAGTGCCAACTTGCGCCACTGATGCACCAATAGTAACAAAGTTATTAGCAGTACCCAGTGTAGCTATGCGATATGCTTGACCGGCTACTGTGGCAGTAATTACCACAGTGTTGGTTAATCTACCTGCAGCCATTGCTGACCATGTTGCAGATGCTGGCAAGTTGTTTGGATTACTTGTCCATGCGCCGCCTGTGGATGTAATAGCATCGTCACTGGCATCTGAACGTATAGCCACGTAGTTACCGCCAATTCCAACACCTTCGTGTTCAATTCTTAGAATTGCACCAGTAGTGGTGTTTAATGAAGTAACTGTAATTACTAGGTCGTTAGCTGGAGAAGCTCCGCCAACTGCTGTACCTGGAATAGTCACAGTTTCTAATCTTGCATAGCCTGTTCCGCCTGCGGCCACAAACACAGAGTATTTGCTGCCTTTTCTTAGAACGTTAAATGTTGCATTGATTCCAGATCCGCTAGCTGTGCCAGTGATAGCATTGTATGTTGCAATGGTATCTGTGTATAATATATCTCCATAAGCAGCTGATGCTGCTGATGTTCCTGCTGCTGAAGAATAAGTTGGTGCTGCAAAGCTAATAGCTGGTTCTACGATATATGTAGTAGACGCATCTGGTCCTAGGATAGGTGTTCCGGGAACCACGTGATCCCAACCTGCTACTCCGTCGCTTTCTCTAACCACTGTAGCGTTTTTAGTACCGTTGTTGTATGTTGTAATAATACCAAACTGTCCAACACCGCGTCCGCCTGTGATTAAAACTTTCATTCCGATGTAAGCTGTGCTTAATTCAGCATCAGTAGCAGCTAGTGTAATACTGCTGGTTGTACCGCCTTGTGATGTGTTGGAATTGGTTATGTAACCAAAGCCACCAAACTGACCGTTGTATGCAGCATCGTCTACTGGGTCTGGATCAACTACTTCTGTCAGTCGAACTGCGTAGACTCCGCCATCACGGAATTCATTGGCCACTGACGCAGCACTGATACCGCCACCAGTTATGGTCCACACAGCTTCGTTGTAGTCAATACCAGCATTTTCAAATTCAAAAGTTAAAATGTCATCACCGTCTGTAATAACAGAACCAACTGTGGCATTAAACTGGAATTTATTATCGACTGTTGCAGTATTAGGCGTTTCTGTTGCGTCAAAACCTTCTGCTACGGAACCAAAATCACCGTAGGAGTTGTTGCCGTTTGTACCACGAATACGTCCGCCTTCTGTAGATAGGTATCCAATGTGTGAATAGTATGTGAACACAGAAACAAGTTCTGCACGTCCGTTGTTTGCTACCCATGCACCAATACCATCGCTGATAACCTGTGTAAAATCGTTGGAAACGATCGAATCGTTACCGCCATTGTGTAGAGCGCCGTCAATCTTTTGACCAATAGCACCGTAACCAATAGTAGTTAAACCTTGTACATAAGGTGATCTAGTAATAATCCAAGTGCGGAAGTCGTCTGGACCCCAACCCGGATCTAGTGAGCAGTATGCTCCTCCAGACACTCTTGATGTTCCAAACTCGTTCGGAGCTAGTAGATCACCAGTTAGACCTTCCATGGTTTGATCACGGATACCGGTACCATCTCTTAGATAATACATGTCTTCTTCTAACGATCCTCTTACAGCATTGTAGTAGTATCTAGCTGCTAATAGCGATTTGTAATTTCCTGGATACTTGAGATCGTACTTGAGTGCGTTGAGATATTCGCCAACGTCTCTTAGGCACAATGCACTATCGTATACCAATGTAACTGTCATAGAACCAGTTGCTGTTGACAATGTCAATGGTGTATTGGTATTTCTAGTAGCTGCAATCTTAAATGTTGTAGAACTTACTACATTTTGAACATAGTAAGTTTGTCCTGCTACAATACCACCGATTGTTACACCAGTGAATTTGATAGCAGCATTTCTTTGTAACCAGCTAGTATCTGACACAGTGATTAAATTAGTTGTCGCTGCGGTATTTGTAGCGGTAGTTCTATAAGTGCTGTTAATCCATGCATCAATTTCTGCTAGGACGTAATCTCTGTTGTGTTCTAATTTCAACACAGCCCAGTCTGCAGTTCTTTCGCCAGTTGCGCAAGTAGAACCTTCGTTGGTAGCTGCGTATAAAACAGAATCTAACAGTGTCATCAACGTTTCAGTTCTAGTTTGAGCTGTAACATTGCTGCTGACGTTGGCTTGTACAGAAGTTTTAACATATTGTAATGCTGCTCTTGTAGCTGCCTTCTGACCTAGGTTGAATACTTCGCTAGCAGAACTTCTCAAATAAGCATAAGCTGCTTTGACAGTTTGGAAGTTGCTGTTAAACATAAAGTCATAGGCCACTGCATCAATGATAATTCTAACATCTCTAGAACACTTGGCTTGATTGTATACTAGATTTGGATAGTTTGATGTCAAGAAACTAATTGTGTTGGTAGCGATTGACGGTGCTTGAGCACTCAACGATGTGTATGCTGTTACTAGTCCTGATCCCAGTGCTGCAACCCATGCAGTAGCTGGACGATTTACAATTGCACCTTCGATATCAAGTCCTGTGCCGTTGGTCAATGTTGCAGCTGATCCACCAAAGCTCAAAGATACTGTGAATTGGTTTAATGCTGGAGTAGTTAACACATAATAGGTAGTGTTTGCAGTAAATCCGTTGCCACTAACTTCTGGAACAAAGGTATCACCTGCACTTAAACCATGGTTGGCTGCTGTGTTGGCAACGTTACCTGTGGTAACTGAAGTTACACGTACTTGTGGTGGGTTACCTGCTGTTGAGTCACCAGCGATGATATTTGTAATAATATCAATGTTTGCGCCAATTAATGCTGTGGCTGAACTACCGCCACTTAATCCGCTGTCGGTCCATTGTGTTGATGTGTTGCTAGAGCTTCTTGTAACTGTGCTGTTAGACACAATAGACTGCATAACGGTTTTTAATCTTCCATATGCTGCCACTGTGGCTGTGATTTCTGTTGAGTCAATCATCAACTGACTTCCAGGACCATCGTAGTATGCTAGACCTGCTTGAACACTCATTGCGTTTCCGCCGTAGGTCAAGTCATATGCCATAGCATCTATGATAAATCCAACATCTCTGCGGCAAGCAGTTTTAGAATACTTGACGCTAGGATAGTTAGCAGCGATAAACGCAATAACTTCGTCTTGCATGAATTTTTTGTTTTCACGCAACAAAGTTCTAGCATCGCCATAACCAGATAGATAGCTGGTATTGTAATTGGTTGGATTAGCACTAGACTGTAGCACTGTGGTGCCAAGTGTAAAGTCGATCTTGTGAGCCATTGCTCTTACTAATAGCTTTAGATCGTTACCTTCACCAGATCCTGCCAAAGGCCAATCAATATCTTGTACTTCAGTGTTTCCAGAGCTTTCTGTAATATTTGCGCCTGTTACAATGTCGCTGATAATAGCTTCAAGTCGACCTAGTGCGCCAAGGCTGTATCTTACATCAGACATGTCAACTAGACTGCCTGCTGGGCCAGTGTTTGTAGAACGCAATTCTGCTCCAAGAATACAAGTTTGCTCAGGAACAATAATTGGCAATGTTTCTCTATATCTGCCAGTGGCCACGTTAATCAAGTTAGCAGGGGCATATCTTGCCGGAATACGTGAAGCATCTTCATCTTCCAAGGCATTGACTATGATAGTAACCAATTGATTGATTGTTGGCAATACTGGTTCAGTAGCACCAAGGCTAGAGTCAAACCACTGATCAACAACTTTTGTAGAGTTATCAGCATTTAAAATCTGATAATTCACTGCAGGTGCTTCTTGATTTAACACTGCTTCAACTACTTCAAGCATGTAGTTCCATGCTGCGATGTCGTTGTCTTTTTCTGTACCAAGTAATGAATACTCGCCTGGACTATCTAGCAGTGTGTTTACAAATGCTTGTGCAGCACCACGAGTCTTGACGTTGCCGCCATGACTAAGGTCAAACATCAATGCATCGATAATAAATCCGGTATCTCTTTCGCATTTAAAATCATCGTATACAAATCCAGCCCAGATTCCTGATCCGCCGGCAGTTGCAATTTGATTCTGTATCCATTCTGTTACTTCACGTTGAATAAACACACGATTTAATTCTAATAAACGCTTGGCAATAGGATTGCGTGGGCCTCTTTCTACCTGTTCAGTAGCATATCTAATTGTTTTAAAAGGCTTGTCCCATGATAGTCCGTGAATTGGAGCAGGCCCGTCTGTGCCGCTAGGAGCGACATAGTATGTGAAATCTGCTGCACCTAATGAAATCCATTCAGGTAAATTGTCTTCGCTTACTCTAAGGATTTGTCCTTCAAGACCTACAGGTAAACGTGCAGGACCGTTTTCGTTGAAGAACACTAGGTCGCCGCGTGTTGTTAGCACAGAAGTTTCTGAACCAATAGACAATACGTTCCAGAAAGTAGCTGTAGTGTCTTGATCAGGACGGCTGTTTGCTGAACCACCACCTGTTGCACCTACTGTAGAGCCGTCGTCACCTTCTGATCTGTGTTTCTGTACACAGATATATGCATTAGATCCAAATCTAACAGCATCGCCTAACTCATATTCTCTATCGTCTGTCCATACACCTGCCCAGTTGATACCTTTGGTCAACAACTGCCATCTGCTGGTACTTACTGCTGGATGGAATCCAAACGTAGCCGTCATTGATCCCGAGGCAGTAACTACTTCAAATTTTGTTCCGCCCGGTCTTGCTGCTATGGTAAAATCTAAACTGTTAGGAATAGTGTTTACATAATATGAAGAACCTGTAAACACATTACCAAATGTTGTTCCGGTAAATCTCACAGACATGCCAGCTGACAACAATCCAGTATTAATTGTGCTGCTGGTAAAGTTGTCCGATGCTGCTGTAGTATTTGTAATGGTTAAAGTTGCTGATGGAGCATCTGCTATGGCAATATAAGTGTTGCCGTTGACACGGGCAACATCGCCTGTTCTATAAGAAGTTCCATAGGCCCAGTCGTTGACATAGTTGAAGCCTTCTGTAAACAAAGCCCAGTTGAGTGTGCTAGTTGAAGGAATTTCTCCCACGTGATTAGTTTTGGCAACATATTGATTTCCACCGTAGCGCACCACGTCGCCAGGTTGGTATGTTGTACCAATTGCCCACTCTTCTTCAAATTCAAATCCTTTAACAAACTGACTCCAGTTTGCCTGCTCTGATGCAAAGGTACCTGCTGAAGTATGAATAGTTGTGCAGATCCAAAGTCCTGCACCGTATTGTACTACATCATTGATTTTATAACGTACTGCACTGGCGCTCCATGCACCTTTGTATTCGATACCGGGATTAAATGTTTCCCAGTTGGCTGAATCTTCTTCTAGGCCAAGAGTTGCAGAAGCATCCGAAACGTGTGCAGTGATACAAACATAGGTAAACCCGCCGTATCTTACTAGGTCGTTGCGTTTATATTGCGTTGCAGTGGTCCAATTGCCTTTCCAATCAAGACCTTCAACAAATACATCCCAATTTGATAAATCGTCTTCGAGACCTAGAGTAGTGGTCGCAGCAGAAGTGTGACTGGTATTACAGATGTAGATAGTTGCACCGTACTGAACGATGTCATTTTCTTTGTAAAAAGTGTTGGTAGACCAAGAATCTCTCCATTCTGATCCATCGGTCATTTGGTTCCATTTAGTTGGAACGAACTCTAGATCTGTATAGAAGTTGCTGTCTGCACTATGACCTACTTGACAGATAAATGTTTTACCACCGTATCTGACAACGTCGTCTTTATAATAAGTCGTAGAGGCTGTCCAATCGCCTTTCCATACAAATCTGATTCTACCTAGTTTAAACTCTGCCATGTTTTAGCTCCGTACCTTTTATTTACCTAAATTTTAGAACTCATCTGTTGTGTGTAGGAAGTATGCTTGCGCCATTGCTGTTCCTCTTACACCTGCTAGCGGACCTACAAAGTCCATTCTTCTTGGCAATATGATCTTGCCTTGTATAGTGTTGCCAATTCTGTCCGGTCCTACCAGTACCAAGCCGGCAATAAAACTAGCTGTTGCAATATCTGATCCACCAACACTTAATCTATTGGCTAGATATTGACTAATAGCCCGCTGGGTGGGTACAACATTGTTAGAATCTTCAGTGAAAAGTGGATCTGTTGAGAACTCTCTAACAACTGCTCCAGTTCCACCTAGTCTAATTCCGCCTAATCGTAATTCGCTTAGTCCGCTTAGGTCAAAGAAGTCTGCACTAATAGTTACCACACCAGTGGCCTGTTCTACTGCAAACAACTCGCCAGTGCGGAAGTTACCGCTTTGATCTGTACTGGTGTAAAATACACGGCCGCCTGCTTCTTCGTATACTTCGTTTTCTTCTGCTGAAAAATACAATCCTGAATACAGTTCTGGATAGTTTGTTTCCTCAAAATTTCCAGAACCTATGTCTAAGAAATCATGTCCAGTTATACGACATTGACTGTATCTTTCTCTTAGAGAAACGTTGGTGTTGTGCTCTAGTGTATCTCTAACTTTAATGTCAGGACTTATTCTAAACTTGGCTCTAAATGTGCCGTCAATGTTTTCCTCAATTTCAGTAATTGCTGAAGTTGTGTAAATTCCTGGCAATGTAGAAAATCTAACCTGGGCGCCCGGGCCAGGTATGCTAGGCAAATTATTAAAGTAGACAAATTTTCCTTTTGGAATTATGTCGGCATAGCCGTCACCAGATATGGTTACTCTAGTTGTAATAGATCTATAACCGATACCGCCAGTGACTCTTGTTGGCTGTGCTAGTACACCGTCGCCTAGTCTACAGTCTGCTACTGCCGCAACGTTTCTATTAGGATCAATAATTGTTAGTTCTGGCGCATCTTGATAGCCTGAACCTGGATCCCAAATCTTAACTTGACCTATAACGCCGCCACCGAGTGTGACTCGACCAAGTGCTCTTGCACCAGTTCTAATTCTGTTGAATATACTAGTGCCTGTGGCCACTGCCACATACATAGGTGTATTTTTTCCAACTGTAGAATCGTCTGCTGCTAGATACGGATTGCCAAAAGTCACAGCAGTCCAGTTTGCACTAGTAGCCAGTGTTCTTCCATCCCAAGTTAGTGCATCTGGTGATGTAGCTGCGAATCTTGTTGGTCCTGCAGTAACATCTCCACCGATAGTAGCGCCACCGGTGTCGCACACTGCAAAAAATAATCCGTTACCATATGTGAGTTTTTTCCAATTCATCATGGTAGAGCCGTCTTGCGTCGGCATTTGTCCTGGGTACCAGTCAACTGCATCAAAGCTGTAGCCAATATCGCCTTGACTAGACATGGCTACATAACGTCCTTTGCCGTAGACCACAGACACCCAATCTCTCGAACTGCTGTCGTCAATGACGTCCATTACACGTATGGTCCATGTAATACCGTCTGGGCTAACTGCTGCCACGTTTCCGCTGTTGGCCACTGCCACAAATTGGTTTCGGCCGTAGCAGACGTCTACCCATTCGTTGAATGTAGAATCGCCAAATGTTGGAAACGATCCCAACGACCAAGATGTACCATTAGTAGAGTATGCAAAATTATTGCTGTTTGCTGAAACAGCCACAAACTTTCCTGCTCCGTAGCAGACTGAATTCCATAATCTAGAAGCAGGCATGGTTCTTGTTGTCCAAGATATACCATCTAAACTTGATGCCGCAACACTACTGTTGGATCTGATGGCCACAAAGCGTACATTGCCTGTTAATAGACTAGTACCTCTTTCAGAAACTGCGGCTATACATTTCCAGTCACCAAATGACGGAAAGTTAAACACATCGGGCCAAGTTACTCCATCTGGAGAGTAAGTTCCAACAAATGCTCCTGTTGCGGTGGCCACAAATACTCCGCTGGCTCCTAGTCCAGTATGATCAAAAGTATCCATTGGGTTTGTACTGTCGCCGGCCACTGTTAATACTCTAACAGTGATGTCGTTGATTCCGTTGACTCCGCCAACTTTGGAACCAGAAATTATATATTCCTGGAATGGTACATATCCTTGTCCTGAACCTGTCTTGGTTAAGAAATAGTCTCGGCCACGTTTAGTCACTGTGAATTTTGCTACAAATATATCTACCAGTGCTGGATCAACTTCGTCCACGTCGTAGTCTATGTAGACATTTGTAAACACCTTGTGTGTTTCACCGTAGACCACATTGGCCCAGTTTGTACTAGCTTGGACGCTGGCAGTTACTGGTGTAAATGCCGGTGCTGTAAATATCGGTCTTGGTTCAATTCTGTAAAAAGTAGTTGTATCTAGTACTGTTCTTATAGGTGTGCCAGGAACCACATGATCCCAACCTGGTTGATCATCCGATTCTCTGCTGACACTCACTACTTTGGCAAGACTGTCGTAAGCTGTGATGTATCCGTATTGGCCTGTGCCTGTACCGCCTGTGATTAACAAGCGTTTGCCTAGGTAGTCGTTTTCTTCGTTTTCATCGCTGGCCGCAATAGTGATAGAATATAAATCACCGCCCGGTGTTAGATGCGGCTGAGCATTGTTTTGACTAACTGAATAACCAGAGCCACCGATCCGCTGTGCTATGTCTGTTGATGTATCAAGTAATCTTGCTTCAAACATGGCATCATCGCGGAAGTCTTCAAATACCACTTCTGCACCAATACCTGCACCAATGATGGTTGCTTCAGCATTAGTATAATTTGATCCTGCATTTGCATATTCTAATATTTGTATGGTATCGTTGAACTCGCCTGCAAACGTAGCTGCTACTTGAGCCTGCTGAGTTCTATTATCGACCAATGCTGCTTTGGGGACTTCAGTTGGATCTACTCCGTCTGAAATAGCGCCAAAGTTTCCGTACGAGCAGTTACCATTGGTAGCACGTATGACACCGCCGTCTTGGGCAAGATAGCCTATGGTACAATAATAGGTAAACACAGAAACAAGTTCTGCACGACCGTTGTTTGAAACCCACGCACCTACACCGTCACTGATAACTTGTGTAAAGTCGTTGGACACAATAGATTTTGTGCCGCCGGCATGTAAAGATCCATCAATTTTCTGACCAATACAAGCTGTTCCGATATTGGTAACACCTTGGATATACGGTGATCTAGTAGTGATCCATGTTCTAGAATCATTTGGGCCCCAGCCTGGATCTAAAGAAACAAAAGATCCGCCTGTGGGTCTTTGGTAAAGGTCGAACGCTGTAGGAGGATTTAGTGTGCCTTCGAGGCCAGTGAGTGTACAATTTCTTATACCAGTGGCATCTCTTACATAGAACATGTCTTCTTCAACGGAGCCTGCCACAGCATTTCTGTAGTATCTTGCTTCTAATAAGGATTTATAATTTCCAGTATAGATTAAGTCATACTTAAAAGCATTTATAAATCTGTGTACGTTTGATCTATAAAACTCTTCATCAAACGCATAGTTTGGAAATGTAACCTGCATGAATGCTACAATTTCTTCAGTTAAAAATTCTTTATTGGCTTCTAGTATTGATACAGTGTCTAGAAATGCTTGAGTAGTTATTGCAGTATTGGTACTGGCCACTGCAGGGTCTACATCGCCATTTGAAAGATAATAGTTGATATACTCAACCATGGTATTGATCAAAGCCTGTACAGCAGCAGCAGATTCTGTACTACCTTGCGCTTGTACAGTTACAGGAACAAAACTTTCAAATACTTCTTCTCCTGTATCAAAATCATATTCTGGCGGAACAAATGGAACTCCAACAAGTATGAGTCTACCTACTTGTAAAGGTTCTAGAAGATTGCCTGCAGATTTAGTTACAGCTTGATTGGTAACTACTGCTGCTGCAACAGTAGAAAGTCTAGCTAGAGCAGCGAGGGTATAGGTTCTATCCAAAGACAGTGATTGATTAGCTACATTAGCCTTAATGGTGGTTGATCTTAATTCGCTGCCTAGAACCACAGTTCTAGCTGGAACAATTATTGGCAACACTTCTTCATAAAGCCCTGTGTCAATTTCAACAGTGGTAAACCCAGCGAATCCATCATCTGCTCTTTCGCAAGCGTATCGAACAGTTTTATAAGGGCGGAATATAGAACCGCGCAATGGATCTGTATCGTCAACACCGTTGGCTGACACATGCAGTGTTCTTGCCAGTGATCCTATGTTGGAATAGACTAATGAATCTTCTTCGCCTACAGTTAATATTTTTCCTGGTTCGGCAATAGGAATTCTGGCTGGTCCAAAAGTACTACCGTCGCCGGCGATGCGTCTAGAAAGATCGTAGGTCAACAAATCGCCACGTTCTCTCATTCCTTGTCGCTGTGCTACTTCAAGTACAAGATCCCAATAGTCAAAACCTGAACCGTTGTCACCTGGATAGTTTTGATCTGAAGAAATGTGTGCTAGAGTACAGGTCCAGATACTACCTTCGAATATGATAAGATCGTTGACAAAGTAAGTTATGTCCTCGCCCCATTCTTTGCGCCAATTTTGTCCTACTACAAGAACTTCCCAGTTGGTGTCGTCTAGATAATCCAATGTACTGGCATCATTGCCTGTGTCTATCAGTGCTGTGTATAAGTTTCCGCCTCTGCGAACCACGTCACCGGTGTTGTATACAGTGCCTAGGACCCAATTTCCTCTGAATCTGCTGCCTTTTGATAACGGAACCCAAAAATTCTCAAGAGCATACGAACTGTAAATTGAGTTAATTGGTGTTTTACCGTTGTTGGCTGCTACTGCATAGTACAACCAACTACCGTATCTAACTACGCTGCCGATGCCATAGTATTGGCTGGAGTTCCACTCTTCTTCAAATTCTTGTCCAAAAAATTCTACATCCCACTTGGTGCTGTCAAAATCTGTATCAGCTGATGTATATCCTGCGTTACATCTCAACAGTGTTCCGTTGTAAGAAATTAAATCATTTTCAAAGTATCTAAAGTCTTGTTGGTATGTTCCTACATATTCTACACCGTCAAAGGCCAACGCCCAGTTGGCTGAATCTACTTCGAGACCTTGTGTTGTATTGGCAGAAGTATGACCTGTTGTGCAACGATATACTTGTCCACCATATTTGACAAATGCTTGTAGACCGTAATTGGTATTTGGTTGCCATTCGCCTAAAAATCTGCGACCGTAGGCATATATTTCCCACTTGGCTAAATCGTCATTCAGACTAGATCCGCCTTGGTGGCCTTGAATACAGTAATAAATTGATCCGCCAAACAGTACAATATCGCCGATGTTGTAGAATGTTGCGTTCTGCCATTCTCCCTGCCATGCTATACCGTTGGTCATTATGACCCAAGCTGGGCTTGGATCAGTGTCACCGGGAACTATAAAATTTAAGTCGTTGTAAAAATTAGCATCAGCAGTGTGTGTTCTTATACAGACATAGCTGCTGCCGCCATAACTAACAACATCATCTCTTTTGTAATCGGTGTCAGCGACCCACGGACCTAACCATGTATATCTAAGCTGACCTATTCTAAATTCTGCCATATTTTATCTCTTTAACCGTTAGATGAAACACCCTCTGGGTATTCGTAGCCGCTGAATAAACGTTGAACAAAGTTGCCTTCGCTGTCAACATAATAAAATCCAGCTCTATTGTCCCAGCGATATTGCGGGTATTTTAAATTTTTATATTGTAAATCATGATTTGCATCAATGGCGTCAAAAAAATCAACGCCGGCTTCAAAGTCTTCAAAGTCGTCTGCCGGAGCGCCCGGTGTGTTGATTTCGTAACTGTCTTTGTCGATCAATTGATCGCTTCTAACTAAAAACAATTCACCATCATCGTTTCTACGAAGCGCATAGAAATACTGCGGGCTTTGCCCTAACAGGTCGTCTGGTGTTCGTCCAAAATAGTATGCCATGATTCGCTCCTTATGATATCTCTACGTAACTGATTACTACATCCACACTGTCCTGAACTGAGCTAGTAACTCTCAGGCCTGCGGTTGACGGTAAAATTAACTTTTCACCGCCCGTGATTAATTTTACCGCAGTGTTGGGAGGAATAATTACGTTTCTCACATACAATGCTGCGGTTGATTCTTCATCTACCACAAACACATCAACTGCCACAGTTTCATACAATGTGGTATTGGCCAAATTACAGCCAACCACTGTTGCACGAATACCTTCGCCGATTTGTAGTACATCTACTGGTAGTTGTCCTATGTTTGTTGCTGTTGACATTCTAAATACGGTTGGCATAGTTCTCTTATCCTAATATTAGCGCATAAATCGCTGAAATCTCGTTGGCATCAGTTTCTGATACCGCGCCTGACGCACCTGCGGGGTTGGCCCAAACACTTGCACTAGCATCCCATACTTCCAACGCTCTAGTATCTGTGTTGTATCTAGTCATACCGCCTTCACGAACTGCGGGCTGTTGACCAGTTGAGCCTTTTGGTGGAACAAAACCGTTTGTTCCGGCTATTTTAAAATAACCTGTACCAGTACTGACAAATTCTGTAATAGCATTTACAGATATATTTGTTACAATATTGTTGACAATTCTTAAATTGCCTAGTCTAACGCCGCCTGATCCGTTGCCGGAAAGATTAATATCCTGTCCTGTTGTTGTGGTAATAGTATTACCAGACAGTATTAGATCGCCTATGTTTAGGCTAGGAATATTAATTGTTGTGGTGTAAAAGTTGTTGACATAAATGTCTTTCCAGCGATAGCTGGGATTACCTAGTGCCCATGTTGTATCAGCATCAGGTATTAGATCGCTTTGAATACTGGCATTAATTGTGATAGTGTCTGTTGACATATCACCAATAATGATATTACCGCCTAGTGTGATGTTTCCGTCAGCAGTAACATCACCTGTTACTTCTAAATCTCCAGTAACAGTGGTATTTGCTTGCAGCTGAATGCTGCCTGTGCCGTTTGGCAATACTTGAATATCAGTGTCGGTTGTTGTGGTAGCGATAGTATTTCCAGATAGCTGAAAATCGTCGACTACTAGTTTGCTGTGATATACAGTAGCTTCGCCTGCGGCTGCTTGAAAGTTGATTGTATTGGTTGAGCTGGTAATGTCGTTACCAGTAAAACTGAGATTGCCTACATCAAGTTGTGAGTCAACTTGCAGTGTGGTTGTTCTTGTGATGCCATTAACATCAAGATCTGTCGTTGGAGAAGCAGTGTTAATGCCGATTCTGGAATTAACAACATCAAGATAAAGAAGGTCAGTCTCAAACGCTAAATCTACGCCATCACGGACTAGATTAGCCTTTAAGAGCGGACCTGAAATGCGACCAATAGCCATCAGCTCTCCTTAGACCCCGTGTTTCACGGTTAACCACCTTGCATTGCGGGTTTACCACAGTTTAATATCGTATAAGTTTGGTCAACCTATACAGTAATAGTATTTATGCGTATTGGAAATTAACCCAGGAATAGAGCTCTGGTTATGGCCAATTCTACCATTAGGTCATTGGTTACAACTGCACCAGG